TTATGCAATTGCTACAAGTCTATCATTTCGTATCATTCGAGTGTATTCCTTGCCGCTTTCATCAGAAATTATAACGCATTTAACACTTTTCCCGCTCTTGGTAGGCTCAACGCTTTTTACTGTCTCTGTATATCCAAAATTCCAAACTGTAACCATTCCCGGCTTGAGTTCTGACGCTGGGATAGCGTTTTTTCTTCCGTAAATTCCTTGTAATTTAACTGTAGCCATATGATCAACTGTCCTTTCTATGCTTTGGCTTCTTTTCTTAAAATTTCAATGCATTCCTTTTTTGTGTGCTCTCCGTAAAATTTCATAGGCTTGTGAAAAGCCTTTGCAAGTGCAAATTCTTCATGATTTTTCAAAAAGAAATCGCGGATTTCTAAAAATGTCTTTTTGTGGCTTTCATACTGTTCTTTTTTTGTCATACAATCAACCATCCTTTCATTGTGTGCCCTGTCTCATCGGTGCAGGTAGGGCAGTTCCTGCAGACCGCCTGGCGGCGGTTTCGACTATTTGCAAATTCTGCGGAAAATATCAATTGTAAGTTCTGCGGCGGCCCTTTTCCTGTCGGCTGTGTAGCCGTGGCGTTTACTTTTCAAGGCTTTTTCTGCCTGTTTAAGGTTTCCAATGCCCCAAGATGCCGCTTTGTTGAGCTTTTCCCATTCATTCGGCGCAACTTTTACGGCTTTAAGGGTTGTAAGATTGATTTCAAAATTGTCTTTGTCTTCCGGGTGTAAGTCCTCGCAAACTGGAATATATTCATGTGTTCCCATGTTTTCGCCAATTCCCCAAACGAAAAAGCCAGTCGGGATTTTCTCCACGATTTCAAAAATATCAGTTCTTTCACAGAGTGAAGAAGTGCTATAGATTTTATTATCTTCAAATTTTAATGTTGTCATATTTTCCCTTTCTAGTCTGCCATCATCAGAGCCGGGCGACCATCCCGCGGCTGACGCTCCAGGGCGGAGCGTTTCGGCTAATATTTACAAGGTTTTTCATAGCGGATAATTGCGACTGTTTCGCCTGTGCTCTTAAGAGTTCCCCAGCCGTTCCACATCGGACCGTTAAGGCTTAATAATTTAGGCTGGTTGTAAAGCTCCGGGCGTTGACTTTCTGCAAGCCTGCCGTTGTTGTAGCCATATATAAGGCTTTGCATATGCTCCGCTGTCTTGATCTCGCTTGGTAAATCGTATACGCATTTTGTACCATTTTCTAATGTTCCTATAATCATACTGTTTTCCTCTCTTTCGTTTCTGCTGTTCTCTTGTTGATATTATAATAGCAAATATAATGCACTTATACAATTGACAGAACAAACAAAATAATGCACTTATACATAATGCGAAATTGTGCAAAATATATAATGCACTTATAAATTGACAAAATAATGCACTTATTATATACTTATCTAAAGAATTATGAATATAAGCGAGGTATAATGCATGAGCGAAATAGAATTGAAAACTTCGGCTGCACAGAGAAAAGCGGTTCGAGAGTATGAAAAGAAGAATGATAGAATAAACGTAATTTTTCCGGCTGGAACAAGAGACAGAATGCAAGCGGTTGGAGTTAAAAACCCTAGCACATTTATAAAAGAAGTTGTTGCAGCAGAATTGGAAAGAATGGAAAAATATAGAAAATAATGCACTTATAACATTGAATATATAATGCACTTAATATATAATATAGGTATCGAATGAAAGGAGATACCAAAGATGCAAATAGAATACAAAAAGAAAGCAGTAAAATATATTAACTCTTGCGACAGAGCTACCAAGCAAAGGTTGAAAATTGCGATAGAAAAATTGCCGCTTGGAGATGTGAAAAAGCTAGCTGGGTTAGAAAATGATTTTCGCTTGAGGGTTGGAGATCTTAGAATATTATTTTCAATCGAGGAAGATATAATAATTATAAATGACATACTACCAAGAGGACAGGCATATAAGAGAATATAAAGGAGGGTTAAAAATGAGCAAAGAAGCGTTAAAAAATATAATTGATTTAGTACCTGATGAAGATATAGAAACACTTTACAGGGTTGTTATTAAATTTATCCCAGAAGATAAACCGGAAGCGGACGAACTGGCAGCACTTGAAGAAGCCAAGGCAGATAATAGCGAATTAGCACCACATGATGCTATTAACTGGGATTAATAAAATTAAATGTTTTATATAGGGCAGCTTTTCTGGCTGTCCTTTTTGTGTCTCCAGAAAAGAGAAAATGCCAGGAGCAAATAGAAGATTACAGATAAGAAAATGATAGAATAGTATTAGTTTTGATGCATTGCAACACCCATGCAACAAAGTGCAACATTTTTGCAACGTAGATATAGATACTAGATATAGAGAAAGAGTATATTATATCCAGTTAAGTATATTATAATATTATTAATAAACAAGGTAATATATTATTAATTATATATAATATATATATAGGTCTTAAGATAAATTTAAAAATAGTGTATTGACAAGAAAATGATATAATGATATTGTTTTACTAAATCAAATAAGCATTCGGGCAACGGGCGGAGCTAGATAGATCTGTCGAGGACCCGAAATAAACGGAATTCATGCAGCCGGTACAGTTTGAAAAAATTGAATTGTACCAGTTGCATTTTTTTATTTTAAGCATTCCAGTACTGGAGAGAGGAGATATATATATTATGCCTGATGTAAATACAGTTATTACAGAAAACGGAACAGAAGTATATGAGAACGGTATATATTTATATCTTGACCAGTATATCGAAGAGCACAATGTCGAGGACATGCACAAAGAGCCACAGAGCAGATGGAACGCAGCTTTGTTGTATATTAATAAAAACTTATTTAAACTTCACCCGGAAATATTAAAGAGTGAAAACAGAGTAAGTAATACATATGACATTAATATTATAAATACTATATGTGATATATATATAGAATTATGTTATGAATACGATAAAGAAGTGAGTATATTAGGATTCTGTAAATTAACTGGAATAGTACAAGATACTATATATCAATGGGGCAATGAAACAACGAGACTCGGTTCATCAGCTTCTGAGATATACAAAAAGCTTTCCACTGAAAGAGAAGAATCACTTTCGAATATGCTCATATCTGGCAAGCGAAATCCTGTCGGATTACTTGGAGCATTAAACAGGCATTACGGCTGGAATATGGGACAGCCAAGAGGTGGGATAACTGAAAAGCATCAATCAATAGAGCAGATACAGCAGAGATACAAGCCGGCTGAATTGTCTGTAAATGACACACAATTAGCACCACCGAAAGCAGATTTTTAATTGTAAATCAGACACACAATTCTATACAATTTAGAAATCCAGTAAAATCAAGGATTGCAGAGATTTAAGAACCGGATAACTTTTCGTTTAACTGATGTTTTGCGAATAGATAAAGAAATCGAGAAAGAATTGTTTGAAATGTTTTTAAATTGTTCGCATTCTTGGTAACCCAGGGGGGGTTATATGAAAAACACTACCGGGGTGCAACTGAGTAGCTTAAATTAGGAAATAACAAAAAGAGGGTATTTGTATGGTATATGGAATTGGATATTGCTCTGAAAAGATAAATAGATATAGCAATACTGATGATAAGAGTTTTTTGACATGGAGAAATATGCTTAAGAGGTGCTATTCATCAGAGAAAAAATACGAAAACTATAGAGAACAGGGAATTGTAGTTTGCGAAGAGTGGCTTGATTTTTCAGTTTTTAGAAAATGGTACGATAGAAATTATTATGAGATACCTGCTGAAGATATGAGTCTTGATAAAGATATAATTCATCATGGAAACAGGGTCTATTGTCCTGAAAATTGTATTTTTGTTCCGAAATTAATAAATCAATTATTTGTTTCAAATAAACTAAAACGTGGGAATTTACCGATAGGAGTTTATTATAACAAGAAAAAGAAATGCTTTATTTCATGTTGTAGTATTAACGGAAAGAATCATCAGAAGGAGCATAGGGATGTATTAACGGCATTTGAATGCTACAAAAAAGAAAAGGAAAATCATATCAAGGCTATTGCAGAAGCCTACAAAGACAAAATACCAGATAGATTGTTCAATGCAATGATGATGTATGAAGTAAAAATTACAGATTGACATCAAAAATCTTTTCACATCAGATAAAAATTCAAAAGTTACACTCGATAACGGTTTTCAAAAAAATTTAAAAATAAAAAAGACTTTAAAGGAGCATATAGAGAGGAAGGCGATGTGTAATGGCAAGTTGCAAACAGTGCTGTGGTACTTGCAAGTATGCAAATTATGATAAAACAGATGGTTATGAATGTTCAAACATAGAAAGTGAGTATGATGGCTGCTTTGTAGAGTATAAACATAGTTGTGAGGAATGGGAGAGCAAAGATGAATGAAGTAATCATGAAAACAGAGTATTCCAAGGCATTTGATGAAAAACGTAAAGGATTAATTGAGCAGAGCTATTATAAATACGGACCTGCACATTTGAATTTTGCAACCGGAAACGTTGATGCGATTGGAAGTTTGAAAAAATGCCTTGCCAAATTCGAAGAAACTGGGAATCTTGAATATCTGTGCGATGTTGCAAATTATGCAATGTTCCGGTTCATGTTTCCGCAGGAAGAGGATTTCTTTCAGCATACCGGTTCTGACGAATCAGCGGGAATAATTGGTATGAGTGTAAAAGAGATTGAAGAATTTAAAAGAGAACATAGCTTTGAAGATGAATGAAAAATGGAGAGTGATTAAAAGGTGAGAATTGTTTCACAGAGTAAAGATTCTTCTTTCAGCAAACAGGCAGAAGAAGTTTTTATACAGATGAATCAAGAAAGCACCAGTACAAAAATATTTTTTATGCCGGAGAAATAAAGATGATTGTGAGAATGATTTTAAAAATTATAGTAAGTCTCTTAGATTTATTCCTGATTTCGTTGTTGGCTTCATCTAATGTAGAAGGTACAGAAACAAAACATGGAGTTAGTTTAATAATTGTGCTATTGGTATTAAACTTGTTGCTAATTTGGAAATAAAATGCGAAGTACAGTTAATTTTCAAGCATACAGAAAATGGAACTGGAGTTATAAGCAGTAGCAAAGAAACTCAAAGGTTCGAATCCTTTTACTTTGATTGCCGGATAGTTTTTGATTGTTTTCTATCTGGCGGCGTGGTTATATACCATTGTTTGGCATAGAGATACCTTTCAGCCACTAGGACGATTCTGTTAAGGACGGTGCGAGACCGTCCGGTGGTTATTGCCGCAGAAAGCGGTATTAGACGTAAGCCTATATGGTGATGAGTGATGGTCACTCCGTAATTTGCTGACGAGCAATCCATATAGCAGTCAAACTTGATAGTTCGGGTGCCTATCCCACGGTGCCTGAGCTATGAAAAGAGTTGCCGGTGAAAGGCTTCAAACCGGATAGTGCGATGCATGGCACGAAAAACATTATTGCTAACCGTCTGATGGCGGTTTCGGAACGTAGCTTAATTGGGAGAGCGGCGGGTTATCGAGGTTCAATTCCTTTTTATGACTGTTGGGAGCGCACTTGCAAGCGAAGGTTCGAATCCTTCCGTTCCGATGTGGTTGGATAGCTACCAACTAGCAGGTAACTGGCGGATGCCCTGCGAATATAAAAATCACCATGCTCGATTTCGCTGGTCAAGCATGGAAACGCACATGGAAAGGTATATCGCAAGGCAGCAATTACGGTGAGGTACACCAATAATCCGTGAGGTCGGTTCGATTCCGGCACTTTTCGCTTGAAATAATCGGAGTAAGCAAGGTTGCAGAATGGTGGTTCAAATCCACCTGCGGACATAACTCCAGCAAGAAAGGTATCCGTCGTTTCTTTCCTAATGTTCTTGACGATACAAGAAAATTCGGCAGTGTTCCCATAATTGGAATTGGAGCCGGTTGCTATCCGGTCGGGCGTTTATTCGCCTTGTAGGTTCGAGTCCTACGCACTGCGCTTATCATTATCTCCACTTAGCCGGGTGCTACTGCAATAGTTCCGGTCGATGGGAGACTTATTGGTGGTAGTGGCATCATTGGAAACAGAAAACTCTTCCGTGATTAGAAATTGCAGATTTGAAAGCGGTTGGCATGGTTTGGGCTGACAGGGTTCGATTCCCTGTGTCGCTATTTTGCACATTGAAAATTGAATATTGGTGGTTGGAGTGGTATAATTCCCTTATCACAAATGATTGGGGAGGAATATTATGTATACAAAAGAAATAAAAAACACATTAGCTATTTCAATTTCCGAGGATTTATTGCTGAACATGGAAAGTATTTTGAAAAATTTTTTCACAGATATTCAATGTGTGGCTACTTTGAAAAATAAAAACAGAAAAGAGTTTGAAACCATAAAAGAATTATGTGAATATGAAAATGCTTTAGAAAAACGAATTGAAAAACTGGAAATATCAGCATATAGTGCAAAACAAGAGAGTGTTCATTTGCTATTTGAAGAGAAAGAAAAGACGTCTATTTGTGGAATTATATCGACAATAGACGATGTTAAGACAGATGAAATTTATGAGAAAATTAATTATGCAATAAGAAGAAAAAATGAAGATCCAGTTTTCTCAATACTGGCAAGTACTGGCTATAAAGATATACTCTTTATAATATCTCTTATCATTTTGATGATATTTTTAATAATGCACAACAATAGTGTTATTAGCATAGACTTGTCACCACAGTATTTTATAGCATATGTAGAATTGATTGCGATCTACATGGGAATTTTAGCTGTTTTATATAAAATAAAAAAGTATTTATTTCCAATAATTGTATTTGATATTGGAGATGAAATAGGAAAAAATGAGAAAAGAAAATCATTGAAAAAGAACTTAATGTGGGCAGTGCTTGTTGCTGCTGTAATATCTGTTTCTGCTAGTTTCATATATGCGAAACTTTCAGGTAAATAGTTTATAACCAACCGTCAATATTCGATGGTTGGTATTTTTTTATGCAAAATATGAGGTATAAACATGATTTTGAATTGTGTAAATTGTGGTGCGCCAATCGAAAGAGATAAGAAAGCGTGCCCTTATTGTAAAACTCCATATGACGTAAGTGGTTTCAATGCTGAAATAGGTGAAATGTTCGGAGAACTTACAATTGGGGGAAGAACATGCAAAGTATATCTAGGAAATGTAGAACACCATCAAATATTGCAAGCACCATATCGCGATTCGGATGGTATTTTACATCGTGGAAATCCGAAAACGCTCCGTAAATTTACTTTGATTGAGGTGTAAGCATGGTTCTTAATGTGTCAGAAGAACAGAAAAAGATTATTGAATCGCAAGGATATATGGTTGTCGAGTTCAAATTGTGGTATCGGAAATTAGGCAAGATGATTCTTGAGTATACTGAAAAAGTAATTGATACTTGGCGAGCAATAGTTTTGTTTATACAAGAACATGCAATTAAGGCATTCAAGCATATCAAGGATTTTATGGAACAGCTTTCAAACGAATTGGAGCCATATATGAATTCCTTGGATTATATGAATTGTGAGAAAAAGAAATATCTGTTTGTTCGGTCACTTGGAAGAGCATATGAAGCGAATGTAAGAAGAAAAGTTTTTTATCACAGATGCAGGGATAGGTGTTGAAAATGTGTGATTTTTGTAAGAACTATAGTGATAACAGAATATTCGGTGCTGATATTCCTATCAAAAAGTGCGCCAATGAGACAAATTTGACAAGAGCAAATGTTTTTAAAGACCGCGAGAATAAAGTACCAAGTATTTTAATTAGTCAGTCTGTAGTGTCAATGGGATATTTTGATATTGCATTTTGTTCGATGTGCGGCAGGAAGTTGGTGGAAGAATGAGCATGGCAGAATTAATGGAATCGATAACAGATGAATTAACTGAACAGATGGAGCATGATGTATCTCAACGAGAAACTAAATTGGAGAATGAAATGTCTTTGGTTGAATTTGCAGAGAAGATTGCACCATTTCCGTTATCTGAATTTCAGAAGCAGTTAATTCTGGAATACGAGGAATGTGAGAAAAGAAATTTACCCTTGTACTGCATTCCACCAAGAAACGTTGGAAGAGATTTTATATATCGACTGATTGAAGAGTGGAAACGTCAGCATTATTTGACAGATGCACGTTGCAGTAAATGCAACCGCCTGTTAGGCAAATTCAACGGACAGGCTGAAATCAAATGTCCGAAATGCGGGAAAATCAATAGAATTGGGGTGAAATAATGGAAAGCAGACTAACACAGAGGAATGTTACAGAAGTTCAAAAGGACAGAATGAATAATATGTTATGTGCGGCCAGTATGCTAGAGGGTTCTATTGAAGCAAATTGCAAGAATGGTCGTGAAAAATCATTGGCAATGACAAAATTAGAAGAATGCGTGATGTGGGCGAACAAAGCTATTTCGCATGAAAACGATTGATAAAACAATTTAATACTTCAGAGCACCAGTTGCAGAGTGCCGAGTGGCACATATGTAGAGAGAGCCTATTTCCAAGATAGAAGGGAGGTAGGCTCTTTTTTGGTTTCAGAACAAACGAAGTCAACAGCGGACAGCATTAAAAATTACATAAAGCAAAACGGAATTGAATACCAATCGTTGTATGACCTTTTGGATGTGGCGAAAGTGGCATTTGAAAAGGAAAATGACACGGAATGGGCGTTGAAAGTCACTTCGTACATCAAGGATTGTTGCAGGTGGGCGATTCAAAACAGTATTGAAATTTTACAAATGGATGAACTGTACTGGCGAACTTTAAAAGTAGAGGCACCATATCATTTTGAATCATTCCTTTTCTATATGGAGAAGAATCGCCGGCCGGAAAAGAAATTCTATGAGCCAAGAAAGAAAACTCTTGGAATTGTTGTTCAAGACTTACAGGATTTGGAAGATAGAAAAATTGAATTCCTTGGAATTTCCCTTCCACCGCGAGTAGGTAAGTCCGCACTTTGTATTTTCTTTCTTGCATGGGTTATTGGTCGGCATCCGGAAAGCCACAATGCAATGTCTGGTCATTCTGGAATACTTGCTGATAGGTTTTACCGAGATGTATTAAAACTTACGGAAAACGAGGAATACACGTTTAAAGAGATATTCCCGGAGATTGAGTTAGCAAATAAGTCATCGGAAAAAAATGAATTGTTTTATTCGCCTACAGAAGCTTTTGCCACACTGACATGCCGAGGTATTGATGGAACATGGACCGGTGCGGTTGATATTAGTTCGGATGGATATTTGTATGTCGATGATATGGTTCGTGACAGAACTGAATCATTAAGTCCTATCCGACTTGAAAATCGCTACCAGGATTATTTGAACGTCCTTGTTGACCGTAAAAATGATGGTTCCAAAGAGTTAATGGTTGGAACCCGATGGAACGTGTTAGACCCATTAGGACGTGTCGAAGCGGAAAATAAGAATAATCCAAAATATCGGTTTAGAAAGATACCGGCACTTAATGAAAAGGATGAATCAAACTTCCAGTACGATTATGGCGTTGGATTTTCTACAGAATACTATCGCAATATGCGTGATAGGTTGGATAGAAATGAATGGATGGCAAAGTATCAGCAGATGCCATTTGTGCGAGAAGGTTTGCTTTTCCCATTGGATGAGCTTAATTACTACAACGGTGTTCTTCCGGATGGAGAATGTATTACGGCAGCAGCCTGTGATGTTGCATGGGGTGGAAATGATAGCTTGTCAATGCCGTTTGGAAAATTGTTTGGAAGTACTGATGATGGACCAATATATATTCCTGATTGGATTTTCAATAAAGGAGATAAATATACAACAAAACCTATTGTTGTGGCTAAGACATTACAACATCAACCGAATATGGAAAGATTCGAAGCCAATAATGGTGGAGATGAATACGCAGAAGATATTGACCGCCAGTTAAAAGATAAAGGTTTTAAAACCAATATTTCTTGGGCAAAAGCTAGTAACCAGATAAGCAAGATGGCAAAGATTATACAGTATGCACCTGATATAAAACGAAGATTCTATTTTCTTAAGGCAGAGTTACAGAGCGAAGAATATAGGGCTGCAATGGAAGAACTTGGAATGTTTACTCAACTTGGGAAAAATGAACATGATGATAGTCCGGATGGCTTGGTGCAGCTGTTCCAGTTATTTGATGGTGGCATGACAAAGGTTGAGATTATGAGCCGAGCCGAGCTTGGAATATAAAGGGAGCGTGATAGTTTGAATAAAAGAAACCTAAATCTTGAAAAATATGGAATTTCCGGTAAGCGATACAAAGAGCTTTGTGGATTTTGTGAGCAATATCCGGAATGGAAAAATCAATTGAAATATAATAAGGATACAGTTAAGAGTCTTGAAATAACAGATATGCCAATTATGCATAACAATTCAGATGCTACCGGAAATTTGGCAATAAAGCGTACAGAATTAGAAAAGAAATGCCAATTGATTGAAGAAACAGCAGAACAGGCAGGAGAAGATTTGAGCCAATATATTATTAAAGCAGTATGTTATGAAGTCCCGGTTACATATTTAATTGCATGTGAAGGTATGCCAATTGGAAAATCAACATTTTATGAGATGCGCAGACATTTTTTTTATCTTTTGGATATTAATAAAGGATAAAAAATGAAAGTGCGGAAAAAAAGGACATACTTTCATGATATATTGATATTGTCGAAAGAATCAAGAGAGCCATGAACAATGTTTTCAAGGGCTCTTTTTTAATATCTGGAGGTGAAATTAGTGGAGCTTTTCGGAAGAAAGCAGATATTTTGTGATAAAATTGTAATTGATAAAACGAATATTCTTGAAGTTCTTGGAGAAGCATACGCTATTCACGAGCAAAATAGAGCTGAAATGCTTTATCTGTTTGAATATGTAAAAGGTAGACAGCCTATTCTTGCTAGAGAAAAGCAGATTAGACCGGAAATCAATGAGAAAGTTGTTGATAACATGGCATCTGAAATATTGGAATTTAAGCTTGGTTATGAGTTCGGTTCGCCTATTTCATATGTCCAGCGGGCACGGAAAGATATTAAGAGCAGAAATGCCCTTTTTTCTTTTATTAAAAAGCTGTTTACATCCGAAGAAAGCAAGAAGGAAGATTTGAGGGTTGCGGCACTCAATGAGATGATGGTTGAAGAGTGTAAAGCGGCAAAGGATTTGATGCTTGCAAAGGATGTAAAGACCTGTGGTGTTGGATATCGGCTGATTCTTCCAAAGCGGATAAAAACCGGCGTATCTGTGTTTGATATTTTGGACTTGAACCCAATGAACACATTTGTTGTTTATAGCAATGATGCATATCGGGACCCCATTCTTGGAGTTTCGTACTTCCCGCACAAGGATGGAAGTTGTACTTTTGGGTGCTATACCAAGACTTCCTATTTCAAAATTGAAAGGGGAATAAAAGAAGGCTTTGAAGATTGGTTTGAGGAACAGCCTAACACATTGGGAATGGTTCCAATCGTTGAATATATCAATGATTACGACCGCATGGGATGTTTTGAGAGAGTTATTCCGCTTATGGATGCGCTGAATACCATCGATTCTGACCGTGTTAATGATATTGCGCAGCATATTCAAAACATTCTATGGGGAGACAATGTTGCAATCGATACAGAACAATACAAAGAACTTCGAAAACAAGGCTTGATTCTCACCAAATCCGAGCAAGGCAGAACGGCAACATTGAAATATCTTGAATGTGTGCTTAATCAATCAGAGAATCAGACGCTTGTTGATTATGTGGAGCGTAAGATTGAAAAAATTGCTCATATTCCAAATAGATCAGAACTTTCCGGCGGAAGCACCGGAAGCGCAACAAATATGTCTACCGGTTGGATGGATGCCGAAACAGATGCCAAGTCAAAAGAACAGATTTGGATGGAATCTGAGCGAAGAGAGACAGCAATTATCCTAAACATCCTTAAAATGAGTAATGAAGTTGATTCCGATGTTGCAGAATTGAACCTTTCCGATATCGAAATCAAGTTTTCAAGGTCACGCACTTATGATTTGGCTACTAAGTGCAATTCGCTGGCAACTTTAATTAATGTTGGAATTGACCCACTTCGAGCAATTGAGATAGTTGGCTTATTTACAGACCCGCAACAGGTTGCATTGGATTCTGCTGAAAGAATCGATGAAATTTTATTTAATCAGAAAACTAAAACAAATTCTGATAAAAAGATGCAGCCAGACATTACAGACCAACCATCTAAGGTGTCTGTATCAGATGAATAATTGGTATTTTGAGAGCTTAGAAATAGGCTCTCTTTTTATATACATAGCAGGGAAGCTATTTAAAAACGCAAGAGACAAGACAAGTCATTAAAACAGAATCTAATGCGGAGGGAACCGCTTGAACAAACGCAAGGAGGATATTATGGCAGATTTGAAAGAATTATTAGGTGATGCGTACAAAGAGGACATGACTTTTGAGGACATTAATGCGGCGTTAGCAGAACGTGAGCTTGTTGATAAGAGCCAATATGACGGATTTGTACCGAAAACTCTTCTGGAAAAGGCTAATTCAGAGGCTGCTGACTACAAAAAGAAATGGAAAGCTGCAGCAAGCGAGCAGGAACAGAAGCAGATTGAAGATGCTGAAAAGCAGGCACAGATTGAAGAAGAATTAAAAACCCTTCGTCGTGCATCCAAGGTATCAGAGTATGAAAAGCAGCATTTGGCTTTGAAATATGAGGAGAAAGATGCCAAGGAGATTGCCGAGGCACTTTATGATGGCGATATGGAAACTGTTTTTCGTTTACAGAAAAAGCATGAGGAAGCATTACAGAAAGCAATCAAAGCCGATTTGCTGAAAGATATGCCAACTCCTCCGGCAGGAAACCAGACAACTATTGATTACAGTAAACAGATTGCAGATGCGCAGGCAAGCGGTGATATGGCTCTTATGGCGTCATTAATTCGCCAGCAGGCTGCAGCTAATGCAACAAACCATTAAATACAATGTAAAGGAGATATTTAATTATGGCAGATGTATTTGCAATGAGTGGAAACACTCCTAATTATTCAGGTATGCTCTTCAATAAGGGCAACACAAAGACACCATTCTCAACAATGATTGGTGGAAGAAGAAAATATTCAACGAGCACAGAATTTGTAACTGGGCAGGAATATGAGACAGCAGCAGGAAGTCAGCCTAAAATTTCAGAAGCAGAATCTCTTAATGCACCGGCAGCTTCAGTAATTACAAGAGAACAGAAGACTAATGTAACACAGATTTTTCAGGAGTCCGTTGGCACTTCCTACGGTAAAATGTCTAACATGGGTACATTAAGTGGTATTAATATCGCAGGACAGCAGGCGAACCCGATTTCCGAAGAGGATTTCCAGGTTGCAGCTAAGATGGCAAAAATCGGACAGGACATTGAGTACACATTCCTCAATGGTAAATACCATAAATCCACAAATGATAACGACGCAAACCAGTCCAGAGGAATTCTGGAAGCAATTACCACAAACGCACTTGATGCTGATGGAAAGAAACTTTCTTTCATGTTAGTGTGTGAAGCATTAAAGTGTATCAAGGAAGCAAATGGAGATATTACCAATATTGTCCTCGGACTTGATTCTACAAGCAGAATGCAGTTAAATGCTGACGCTGTAGCAAATGGTCTTACAATCGTTGAGAGCGGAAGAGATGTTAATGGAATTGCTGTTGATAAGGTGCTTACACCACTTGGAACAGTGTATTTAAGAGACCTGATTTATCTTCCGGCTGGAACGGTTACACTGTTTGACCCATTCATTATGGGACCTGTTGAACAGCTCGTACCAGGAAAAGGAAACTTCTTCCTTGAAGAATTAGCAAAGACCGGTGCTGGCACCAAGAAACAGATTTTCGGTCAGATTGGACTTGACCATGGTCCAGAGTGGTATTCTGCTAAGATTACAAATCTGTCTGTAGCAATGCCGACTGATGGAGATATGGCAAGAAAAGTCTATTCTGTTTCAAAGGCAGATTCTGATGAACCTACAGCACTTGGAACACTGACAGTTGCATCCGCAGCAGGGAATGTTACTGGAAAGACCAAGATTACCATCACAGAGTCATTGACTGAGGGTAATTCCTACAAATATAAAGTAGGCGAAGCTGAAACAACAGTTAAGTTGGGACAGTCAGTAAGAACATGGAATGCATGGAATGGCACTGATGAAATCGAAGCTGAATCCGGCAAAGTAATTACTATCGTTGAATGCGATAAGTCTTACAATGCGGTTAAAGCAGGACATAATACAGTAATTTCAAAAACAGAGTAGGAGATGAACTTGGATGGAAGAGCTTTTGAAAGAATTGAATATGGATTTGGAAGCTGAATTGGATTCTGAATTGCATGAGGATTCCGATAAGGCTCTTTTATCTTCAAAGATTAAGGGAGCCTATTACGCAGTGAAGCGTAAGCGAAATTATCAGGAGCATCACACAGAAGAGTTCATTTATAAAGATATGATGGCTATGTATGACATTATAAAAGACCTTGCACTGTATGACTGGAACCATATTGGAGCTGAGGGTGAGACAAGCCACAGTGAAAATGGTATCAGCCGTGCATGGAATCCAAGGGAAAACATTTTAAGGGAAGTAATTCCTTTTGCAACGGTTATTCAGAAAGGATAAGGTGGTCCATTTTATCTCCCGACCACGGGGTTAAGTGGTAAAGAAGATTGTGCGTGGCGAAAGCCGCAGGCGGCGTACGTTAAGCGGTGGTGGGCGGTGCGCCATATTTCTATTTTGGAGGGAAATGATAATGGATTTTGGAAAAGCATTAGAGCTTTTGAAAAAAGGACATAAAGTTGCCCGCAAGGGTTGGAACGGCAAGAAACAGTACATTCAGCTTGCAACAGGCATTTCCTATGTGTCAGCAGATGGCGAGCTTGTGAATTGTGAGCATGATGCCATTGGAAACAAAGCAATCGCTTTTGTTGGAACATCCGGGGTTCAGATGGGATGGCTTGCATCACAGGCTGATATGCTTGCAGAGGACTGGATTGTAGCTGAATAACTTCTTGTAGCGGTTCTCCTTTTGTCGTATAATGGCGGTGAAAGGGGATGAACATAAATGATAATTTACATTTTAGTATTATCTTTACAATTAAGCGGTTCTATAATGTTACTAACAAGTTGTTTTGGAAAAACAAAAATGATAGTAGTGAATGATTGTATCAATGGGAATAGAACCTTGTTTGAAAAAAATGATTTTGTTAATTTGGACAAAGATTCAGTAATAGAATCGTTAAAGAGGATATATTTGAATAGAACGTCTTTTTTTATGATTTCATTAGGATACATTTTATCAATATTCAATACGTATACCGTTGAAAAACAAGGAAGGATGTTGATTATCATTCTTGTTGTTGTGACACTAATATGCATGCTTTCTAATTGGATTTGCAACGGAATTGCAAAATGTAATGCAAATAGATATGTTGATGTGAAAACTGAGGATTTACCAAATGGAACAAGCTTTTATCAGAAGATTGAGGATTCGAAATAGGGTATGCGTTCATTGAAAAAAAATAAGCAGAAACTGTACTACGCAACGTACAGTGATGAAGTTCCAGTATATGAAACAGACGAGGATGGAAAAATTAAATACACAGAAGTTGACGGAGAAAAGATTCCGATACCGATAGGTACGATGGCAGGCTATAACGAGCCTGTCATTTTTTATGCCAACATTGCAATGTCTGGCGGTGAAGCAGAAGCCAAAGAGTATGGCTATGATATCGGCGCATATCAAGCAGTTTTGGTATTATCGTACAAATCCTTGCCTATTACGGAAACAAGCCGGATTTGGCATCAGAGTGAGCCACAGCGTAACGAAGATGGCACAGTAGACGGAGATAGTGCAGATTATTCCGTGTTAGCTGTAAAACCATCATTGAACAGCATGAAATATCTTCTGAAAAAACTGCCGAAAGGAGAGAATTGAGATGGAGAATAGAAAAATCAATATCCTTGGAACCGAATACCGGATTGAAACCCACAAAGTATCAGAGGACAGCTATCTGGAGAAAAACAAACTCGCTGGTTATTGTGGAGAGGAAGAAAAATTGATTGTTGTTGCTGATATGTCGGAAGAAAAGTATTTTACTGGCATGGATGAAAAGGCGCAGGAAACATACCTAAAAAAGACATTAAGGCATGAAATCATGCACGCATTTTTGAATGAGAGCGGATTATCTGATAGTTCAAACCGGTTTGACGGTGCGTGGGCGAAGAATGAGGAAATGGTTGATTGGTTCGCTATTCAGTCTCCGAAGATTTTCGAGGTGTATGCTGAGTTGGGGATTATTGATACCCCTATTCCAAGTATTACACCATTACAAACAGGCTCTTTCGTGAATGTAGGTGCAGCCGAAGCATTGAAGAACATTTCGGATGGGATAAGAAAAACCGTTGATACGGCAAGGCGTGTGGGATTGCTGAATGAGTAAGAAAATTTCATTCGGACTGTCCGTAAAAGAGATTCAGAACGCTATCAAAGAGATTAAGGAATATCAGAACAGTCTTGATGGGAAATGCGAGGAATTGTGCCGAAGGTTATCCGCCAAAGGGATAGCCATTGCACAGGCTCATGTCGGTAGCAGCGGTTTCGGCAAGTACGTTCGGCTGTCCTCGGAAATCTCACCGGAGAAAGCCGGATGCAAGGCAATATTTTTCATGGAAGATTCGCAGAAGATTGTGAGCAAATGGCAGAATCAAGACGGCGTGCAGAGTAAAGAAATCTCGGCGGCGCTCATGTTAGAGTTTGGTGCTGGACTTCCGGCACAGAATCCGGCGAACATTCCAGGTGTTGGTACTGGAACATATGGTACGCATGGAAATGAACCGGGATGGTGGTACATGGACTTACAGGGTGTTTGGCACTATTCAACCGGTATTTCTCCGAAGATGCCTATGTACAATGCCGGTAAGGATTTAAGAGATAAGGTTGTGGAGATTGCAAGAGAGGTGTTTGACGATGGGCGGTGATTAAATGGCAGGATTTGATTGGAATACATTTTATACACATTTTGAAAAGAAAATGAAAACTGCATATCCAAAATGCAAGGTCGGGCGATATGTTACACCAAAGAAAACTGACTTCCCATATTGTGATGTAGCCTTAAGCGATACATCTGGCGGCAACTATGATTTGGAAGGAAACGAAGGATCGCAGACACCAATGATTACCATATCAGCATATGCAGTTGGAAGCATTGCTGATAATACTTGTTATACGATTTGCAGTAAAGCAAAAGAAATTATGCTTAAGTACGGATGGCAGTGTAAAGCTGGTCCGATACCTGTTGTGAATGCAGCAGATCCAAATGTAAGCCGATGGGTTGCAAGATTTCAGCGCATCTATGCAAATGGGGATGAAATAGAGGAAGTAAAAACTGAATAAACCCCTCGATTTCGATGGGTTTAGATAAAATGAAACCAAGAGTCAGCAATGGCTCTTATTTTTTATGCACCGGACACCCACTCGAGAGGTGTTCGCTGACCGCTCAAAGTTATGCGGTAGAAAGGAAGAAGAAATGGCAGAAAAAGCAGTAAGTACAATTAATACCATTCTTGAAATCAGTGAGGATGGAAAAGCATGGGAAAAGTTATGCCCAATCAAAAACTATCCGAAATTAGGCGGAGCACCAAACCAGCTTGAAACAACTGACCTTGAGGATGAATCGCAGACCTTCATCAATGGTGTGCAGTCTATGGATTCCATGGAATTCAAAGCTAATTATCTGTTAGAAACATACAAAACAGTATTAGCAAAGTCAGGAATTCCGCTGCATTATCGTCTCTCAATGGGAAAAGATGGAAAAGACGGTGTGGCAACCTGGGAAGGAGAACATGCTGTTTATGTTAATGAAGGTGAAGTAAACGGCGTTCGTGAGATGACAATCAATGTTTCTCCATCCACTAAGATTTCAATTGGTGATAAGACTGCATGAACAACAGAAGAGACGGAGAAATCCGTCTCTAAGCTGCCAGCAGAAAATGAAGAGGTTGTAACAGAACCGAAAGAGCCAGAAAACAAGGAGGAAGAAGAAAATGGCAACAACAGTAACAATTAATAACAAAAAATATGATGTTCCAAAGTTAGGATTCGGTCACATGGAAATGCTGGAAAGCGAAGGATATGATGTCCTTGCAATGTTTAAGAAAAATCAGATTTTTGCACCAGCAAGTGCTTTTATCATGCTTTGCGCTAAATGTGACAGAGAAGAAGCTAACCGGTTAGCAGAACAGCACATTTATGGTGGCGGCAACATGAATGAAATTTACCAGGCATTTGTAAATGCAATTAACGAATCTGATTTTTTCAGAAAGGTTCTCGGTATGGACGAGAACAAGAAGAGTACGAAGAAATCTGCGACTGCGGAGACGGAAGTACAGTAGTTGAATTAGCATCTACAGAAAAGTTTTTCACAAATGAAATTTATAATGTATGGCTTCCGGCAGCAATCAGATATGGAATTGATATGAGGACATTTCCTATGTTGAATCCAAGAATCATGAATGCATATCAGGAAGCCTTTACTGAAAAGAAAAAGCAGGAAGCACAGATTATTGATTTGTCTGCATATTACAATGGAATCTATTGCCTTAGAGCGATAGGTGCAGCATTTTCTAAGAGTTCAAAATATCCGTCACAGCCATATAGCTTGATGGATAAAGAAGAACAGGAAGAAGCAGAACCATTAAGCGAAGCAGAACAGTTCAAATTGTGGGCACTTGCTTGGAATAAGAAATTTGAAGAAAAAGAAAATTAGGGAGCGGACGTGTCACAGCGTCCGTTCTTTTTATCTGGCTATCGAATGGGAGATAGTCACAAACCTTTAATAGTTATAGGAAGTTGGTGAGCAGATGGGAGCAGCGGATATTGACCGTTTAGAGATAGAAGTTGAAGCACAGGCAAAAGGAGCAAATCAGCAGTTAGATGCGCTCATTAGCAAATTGGAAAAGGTATCTTCTGTACTTGGCGGCGCAAGTAGCAAAGGACTTAATTCATTTGCAAGTGGAATTTCTAAGATTTCCGGACATACTGCAGCTATTGAAAAGATGGCATCCAGTATGGAAAAGTTGAAAGATGGTCTTTCCTTTGATTCTCAGAAACTTACTAATATTGCATCCGGAATCAGAACACTATCTGATTCAGCAACCGGCTTTAAAGGTGGAAAATCAGCAGAAATTACATCCCTGGCAAGAGCATTAAGCAAATTCTCGGAGGTAGATACGAATTCTATGTATGGAGTTACCTCTGCATTACAGAATCTGTCTAATGGCTTGGCAGGAGCACAGAATATTAATGTCGCAGGAGTTACAAGTATTGCTACAGCGTTATCAAAACTAGGTGGAAAAAATGCCACTACCGGCACCGGAAATCTTATCAAGATTAAAGATGATTTGGCGAGCTTTGTTGCAGGAATGAACAATATCGGAGCCATGACATTTGATGTTACAGGACTGGCACAGCTTATACCAACATTGTCTAAGCTGGGTGGCAAGGCATCTACGCAGGCAACAAAGAATCTGCCTACATTGTCTGCACAGTTGCAGAGTTTTGTTCGGCAGATGAATCAGATTGGTGAATTAAAATTCAATATGTCTGGAATGAATGAAATGGCATCCGCTATTTCAAGGCTTGGCGGTGTGGCTGCCGGTAGAGCAATTACAAACCTTCCATTATTGGCGAAGAATCTCGCAGAATTAATGGATACCCTGTCAAAGGCACCGGCCGTAAGTAACAATATTATTGAAATGACCAATGCTTTGGCTAAATTAGCTTCGCAGGGTTCTAAGGTAGGTTCCACATTAAGTACGATGGGTAATAAAGGTAGTAAATCAACCTCTATATTATCCGGATTGTTTTCCTCTGATGGAAAGGCTGGCAAAAGTTTAAAGAGCTTTTCACAGATTGCAGGTGCATTCTACGCTAATTTCTTTATGGTTATTCGAGGATTTAAAGGCCTTTGGAATACAGTGAATTCTTCAATGGATTACCTTGAAACTGTAAACTACTTTGAAGTAGCCATGCGTAAGCTTGGTGATGATGCTGCAGCGAATTGGCAACAGGCAGGATATGATTCTGCAGAAGCTTATGCATCGTCATTCTCTTCAAGAGCAAAGCAGCTTACAGCCAAGATGACCGGATTTGATATTGATACAGATGGTAATGCTACATATACCGGACAGAAGAATCTTGGAATGAATCCGGATACTGTAATGAATTACCAGGCAATGTTTGCACAGGTATCTGAATCTATTGGTGTAGCAGAAGAAAGTGCGCTTAATTTTTCGACTGCTCTTACAATGCTTGGTACTGACTGGGCATCCTTGAGAAACACTACATTTGAACAGGCATTTGAGAAATTCGCATCTGCTTTGGCAGGACAGTCCAGAGCGGTTCGTGCGTTTGGTATTGATATTACAAATGCTACTCTGCAGGAATATGCTTATAAATATGGTTTGACCGGTGCGATTAGTGAAATGAATCAGGCAACCAAGGCACAGTTACGATTACTGGATATATTAGACCAGTCGAAAGTTGCATATGGTGACTTGGCGAACACAATGGAATCACCGGCTAACCAGTTGAGAATGTTAAGACAGAACTTTTCCAACTTGGCAAGAACAATCGGAAATCTGTTTTTGCCTATTATTGAGAAGGTTCTTCCGTATATTAATGGTCTTGTAATGGCAATGCAGCGACTTTTTGCATGGGTTGGTGGTTTGCTTGGAATCAATCTGAGTGGCATTAACTCATCCATCGGTGGTGCCAGCAATGGCATTGAGGATTTAGTCGGTGGAGCGGGTGATGCAGAGGATGCCTTAAATGGTGCGAATGATGCGGCTAAAAAGCTTAAGAACACTGTACTTGGCTTCGATGAATTAAATCAGCTTAATGACCCTACATCCGGTTCAAGTAGTGGTTCCGGTTCTGGCGTTGGTGGCGGAAATCCATTATTAGATGCAGAAATATCCAAGGCGCTTGAAGAGTACCAGAAAGCATGGGATGATGCCTTTGACCGGATGGAAAACAAAGCTCAGAAGATTGCAGATAAAATATATTATGCATTTTCACATGGCAATTTTGAAGGGATAGGTCGATTTATCGGCAGCAGCATTAGAGATGGTCTCAATAAAATTAATTGGGATTCTGTATATAGTGCATCTAAGAACTTTGGTACTAATTTTGCTAAATTCCTTAATGGCCTGATTTCGCCATCCTTATTCGGAACTGTAGGAAGAAGTATTGCCGGTGCTTTAAATAGTGCAATTTATAATGCATTGGCATTTGGAAATACATTCGATTTCAAGGATTTGGGAAAATCTATTGGAACCGGTTTGAACGAATTCTTCAGAACATATGATTTCGCTTCACTTGGACGTACCATTAATGTATGGGCAAATGGAATACTGGATGCGATTATTGCAGCTATTGATACAACCAACTGGGAAATGATTGGACGGCAGATTGGAAAATTCCTTGAGAATTTGAATTTGCTTGAAATCGGAGCCAAGGTTGGTAAAGCACTTTGGAAAGCAATAAATGCAGGAATTAAGACTTTTGCAACGACATTTAGTGCAGCACCGATTGAGACAACCATTGTATCACTGGTTAGCCTAAATAAATTAACCAAGAATATGTTTGGAACAAATGTATTTTCTGGAATTGCAAATGCTGCAAAGAAATTCAATTCATTTTCAAAGGCAGTAGATTTGGCAGGTTCCGCATTAAAGGGAAACTGCTCTTCTATGATGAAATTGGAAAGTGAATATCCAAAAACTGCATCTTTGCTTACTAAGGTTAGTGCCGGATTTTCAAGGCTTAAAACCAGTGCTACTGGTGGTAACTTCTGGGGAAGTCTTAAAACCTCAATTGCTGGTGTAAGAAACAATCTTACAACCCTGCAAAAAGGAGCAATTGGCGTTGCAGCAGTATTTGGAGAAATTACAGTTTTTAAGGAATCTTTCCGTGACATTGTATTACAGACAGATAATATGGCTGCATCAATTGGAAAAGTAACTGTAGCGGCAGGATTGGCAGGAAGTGCATTGTATGTTGCATTTGGTCCGGCAGGAATAGCAGTTGCTGCTATAGCTGGTCTGGTTGGTGCAATAGCCGGAATAAAAGATGCAATGGATGAAATTGTAGATGAAAAGGTCGGAGAAGCTATTTATGATGCTTTTTCCAATCCAGGTGGAGTACCTATAGATACAGTTGTAAGTAATTTCACAGATTCTATTGAAGAAGCCGGTAAAGGATTCTCAACTTTATCTGAAAAATCCAACGAAATGGATAATGTACAGAAAAATATTCAAGATACTTGGATTGAGATAACACGAATCGAAACAGCAATGGATAATGGTGTACTGTCAGTGGAAGAAGGAAAAGAGAAATTAGCAGAGCTTTTCGGAGAACTGGCAACATTGACAGAGCAGAAATTTGCCACAATGGAGCAGACAGTAATTGCAGCATATGGTGAAGGTGGTGCATTACATGATGCCTTAGAAAATATAGGTGCGGATACAGATGCTGCTATTGATGCAATGATAACTTATGGATTCACAAATACAGAGCGTGCAAAGGAAATTGTACAGGAAATGAATCAGGTAGAAGTAGGCTCTGATAAATGGAAAGAACTTTCTTCTGAACTGTATTCTTTAAGTTCTGATTTGGATGGATTCTCAAAGGCAGCGAGTGATTATTCCGTAGATATTAATAATATTGTAAAAGGAATAGATTACGATAAGTTATTCCCAGATGGTAAAGAAGTAGACATGGATGTTCTTAATGGCTATCTGGATGATATGAAAACTGCTGTTGACAATTATGATTCCAATTTGGAAGAAGCACAGAAAGACATTTCGGCATATTGGACGGAACTGTTAAATAGTCCAAATGCAACACCGGAACAGAAAGAAGTTGCTCAGAAAGCATTGGATGATTTGCCGAATGCAATTCAGAATATGAAGGATAAATCCCGTGAGCAGATGACCCAGGTAACAGATCTGTTTCAGACAGACTTTATTGATAAAATCAGTGGAGTTATAACAGATGCTAAATCTAAATGGGAAGACATGAATTTTTGGGAAAAGTGGTTGGCGGGAAATGATGAAGATGAATTCATTAGAGAAGCTGTTGAAAAACAGGTTGGTAATATCGATGAATTATCTGATGCAATTGAAGCACGAATGGACGAGCTTGGAGTGGACGGTGCTGGGTGGAGCAAAGATGTTGGAGAAGATTTACTAAACAATCTGTTTGATTGGGAAGCAATGACAACTTCAGATCTTACTTATTCATTGAAAGATAATTATGAAGAAATTGTCAATAATGCTTTAGAAAGTGCAAAACCTAGCGTAACTGATACTGCAAAAAATGTTGCATCAGCAACAGTAGACGAGTTTAATAATGGTGTTGAAGAATCAAAAGGAGCATCACTTGAGACGCTTGATAATTGGATGGGAGATGCAGGAAATGTTCTAACAGATAGTAGCGTTACGGATGATGCATCAAACAGTGCGAGAAATACGGTTGAAACATTTAATGCTGGAATCAGTAACAATACTGGAACAACTGTTGATACTTTAACCAGTTTTAGAACAACTATTACAGATAATATTGCACCAGCAAGTAGTGATATAGAAAATATAGGAAAAAATATTGTTGATGGCATTAGTAATGGTATGAATCTTAGATTGAAATCTCTTGGAGAGACTACTTCAAAGATTGCCAATACAATAGTGGAAACAACAAGAAGTAAATTGGATATACATAGCCCATCAAAGGTAATGAAAGCACTTGGTAATTATACAACTGAGGGATATTTAATTGGATTGAATAACAAAGTTGGTGATGTGAAAAGTGCTTTATCCAATATGGTAGAGCCGGTTACAATGGAGCCGGTATCTGCCAGAAAATTTGTTGCCAGGGAGAAAGTTGCTATGGCGAGCATTACCGCACCAAGAAATACGGTAAGTACAGATGCTATAATGCAAGGATTTATGGAAGAGATGAAACCGGCTATTACCGAAGCGGTTTTTGAAGCAATGATGGCTAATTCCAATAGCAGCACTGGTGAAAAGAATGCTCCTACTGTTGAGGTTACACTGAAAGCAGATAATGAAACACTTTATAAGATGGTGAAAAAGGGCAAAGAGAGTTACAATCGAAGATACCATATTGTAGAAGATATGGGGTAAATACTATAGTTGAAAATGCTCCTATAGTGTGATATGATTTTTCTATCACATTATGGGAGGTATAAAATGGGTTTTTTTAGAGCAAACAAATTTATTGATGGATATTCAAAGTTGGAAATTGGAATGCCGAAGGAAAAGGTTTTGGATTTATTAGGGAAACCTAATGGACAAAAAGTAAAAGATGGTGAAGAAATCCTTGTTTGGTTAAATTCTGAATTCAAAGGGGCTTTACGAGGGGGAACAATAGAACGCCGGATAGAAGTAACTTTTTCAGATAATAAGGTTACTGGATACGATGGACAGAATATTTCTGCAAGTGCGTGGTAAAGTCGATATTTTATTGTTCTATCACATTATGGGAGGAGCAAATATGAAAAAAAGAACAAAAGAAAATATTTTAATGTTTTTCTGGGCTATAGTTTCCATAGCACTATTATGTCAATGCCGTTTTATTGGTATTGAAGTATGCAAGGTTGTTGAGTATAACTATCCATATGAAAGACTTTATACATCGATGTTTTTAGTGCTGGGTGTATTAATTATCTTTGAAATTGTTTTTGCAAACATTTCGATAGATATACTTAGAAGAAGAGCGAGAGAAGAGACCAAGAATATAGAGTGACGAGAGAGTAACGCAAGAGGCATCCTAACGGGTGCCTTTTGTATTGACATTTTCAATAAAACAAATTATTATAATAAAAAAATAAATATCAGCTTGAATTAGTGAGGTCTGGAAATAAAGTGCAAAACCAGAAAAGTACGGTTATATGCCGTCCTAGTTTGATTAAGTCCGTAGCAAGGTAACATCAAACATAGGGCGGCTTTTTGTTTATCTAAAGATATTATGATGTTGAGTGTACGCCGGATGACTATATTTTAATGAAATTTGAAAGGTTTCTGTATATGAGAAAAAATGAAATTAAATTATTTAGTAACAAAGAACTTGGCTTTTCAGCACGAACAATGTTAAACGAGGACGGCAGTATTTCCATTAATGCTGAAGATACTGCTAGAGGATTTGGATGGACAAAAACAGAAAATAAGAATGGTAAAGAGTATACTTCAATCAGATGGGAAAGAATGAATGGATTTAGCACAGAATTTGGTTTCGCCCACGAGTGGGGGAAAGATGATTATATACCAGAATCGCTTTTCTACCGCCTTGGAATGAAAGCAAGTAACAAGGCAGCGGACAAGTTTCAGAACTGGCTTGCGATGGAAGTTATTCCAAGCATTCGCAAACATGGAATATATGCAACAGACAATGTCATTGATAATATTTTAAATAATCCGGATTTTGGAATTGAATTATTAACCAGACTAAAGTCAGAAAGGGCAGCAAGGATTGCGGCAGAAGAAGAAAAGGAACGATTACAGGAAGAACTTGATTATAGCAAGGACTGGTATTCGATTAAACGTGTTGCTGCAATGAATGGCGTGGAGTGGAAAAAGTTTAAATGGCGCAGGCTTAAAGAAAAGAGCATTGAACTTGGATATGGTGTAAAGAAGATTTTCGATGCAAATTATGGCGAAGTCAATACATATCATAGAGATGTGTGGGAAGCAGTATATCCAGAATATGAAATTTAGAAAATAGAGCACTTACCCTTGGTGAGTGCTTTTCACATATATAGAATTTACCGGCTATTGTTTGAAATAGTCGTAAACCTAAAAGAATTGTAGGTAGGTGGACAATATATGGCAATGATATGGGTAAATGGTGTGGTTATTAAAACGCCAACATCTTTTAGCTGGGGACTGCAGGATATATCAGATTCAGATTCCGGAAGAACGCAGGATACCATAATGCATAAGAATAGAGTTGGGCAAAAACGTAAGATTTCGCTAACTTGGGATAATGCAACGAAAGAGGAAACGGCTGCTATATTACAGGCATTTAATCCGGAATACATAGATGTGACTTATCCGGATGCAATGAGTGGCAAAGATGAGACTAGAACATTTTATGTAGGTGATAGAACTGCACCTATGAAAATGTGGACGGTTAATAAGAAAATTTATTCTCAAATCAGTTTTAATATAATTGAGAGATAGAAGGGCAGGGGTACGATGTTAGATTTATCAACTGAATTTAAGCAGGAAATGTATAATGACAACCGGAACTTTCTGCCTTTTTTGGATATAACGCTTGTTAATGGAAAAGTATTGCATATTACAAAGGAAAAGGTATGGGAAAATACCTTTAAGATTGAAGATGCTACATCCAGTCAGAATAAATTTACTATTGGTGCAGCAGTCACCGGAAAGCTGAAAGTTACGCTAAATAATATTTATGATGATTTCAGTGATTATGATTTTGCTGATGCAACAGTAATTGCTTATGTTGGGTTACAGCTATCAAACACCATTGAAAAAATCCGGGTCGGAACATACATAGTTGATGAGCCTAGCTATGATGGCTCAACAATCACACTATCCTGCATTGATTATATGAGTAAGTTTGATAAACCATACTCTAATAGTAAATTAAGTTATCCGGCAACTATTTCTGCTATATTGGCAGATGCGTGCAGCAATTGTGGAATTTCCATGTTGAGTGCAAATATTCCAAATGGAAAATATACAGTAAAGAATCGACCGGATGATAAAGCAATGACATTTGGTGATATTGTTGCCATGGCTGTGCAAATATCCGGTTGCTGGGCGAAAATGGATGCCTATGGAAGATTAAAACTTGATTGGTATAATATGTCAGCATTTGAAATCAACTCTGCGTTGGATGGTGGAACTTTCCGGACAACAACAAAGCCGTATTCCGATGGGGATGATGCGGATGGTGGTAATTTCAAGGATTATTCCAGTGGAGATAGCATTGACGGCGGTACATTTACCGACCAGAAGACATATCATCATATATTTTCAACAAAATCTTTTGATGTATGCACAGATGATGTAGTAATAACCGGTGTAAAGGTAACAGAAGAATTCGATGAGACAGACACGCAGAAGAAAGTAACGTATCTTGCCGGTAAAGAAGGGTATGTAATTGAAATATCCGGCAATGATTTGATTCAAGAGGGAACAGCTAAGATAGTAGCAACGTATTTATACAAGCGTATTGGTGGAATGAGATTCAGACCGTTGACAGTATCAACACTTGGCAATCCTGCTGTTGAAGCAGGGGATGTGACTTATGTTACTGATAGAAAGCAGAATACTTATCAGGCATTTATATCCACTCGGACATTTACTCTTGGTGGCAGCTTAAATATATCCTGTGATTCTGAAACACCGGCGCGAAATAAAACAACACAATTTACGCAGTTCACCAAGGCGGTTGTAAAAGCCAGAAATGAAAGCAAAAAGCAGTTATTTTCTTACGATTTAGCAGTGCAGCAGCTTACCAATCTTATGACACAGTCATTTGGTGTATTCAAATCAGAGGAAATATTAGAAGATGGTAGCACTGTTTATTATATGCACAATAAGCCGGAGCGTGCAACCAGTTCGACTATTTGGAAAATGACAGCAGATGCTTTGGCGGTATCCACAGACGGCGGTAAGACATGGAATGCCGGTATTGATTCATCCGGTAATGCAGTTGTAAATGTTCTGAATGCTATCGGTATTAATGCGGATTGGATAAATGCCGGAGAAATAACTGGTGTAAGTATAAATATTGGTAATGGTGTATTTGTTGTAGATAAAGAAGGGGCTGTTACAATTAAATCTGGGAATTTCAACATTGGTGGAGGAGTATTTAGTGTAGATTCCAATGGAAATTTAACTTCAAAATCTGCATCTATATCAGGTGGAGATATTACCTTAAGTTCGGATATTCAATATGACTCAAAACTTAATTTGGTACGGACATATAATGGAAAAACATATGGAAGGGTGAATTTAGCGGCAGATTTAATTAAAATGACAAGCGGAACCGGAACATGTATTAATATCACTACTAGCGGTTCTCAATTTGATTCGCTTTATATTGGCAAGTCAGATACTCCGGTAATGCACAACTATTCATTATTGGTGGATGGAGATGCAAGTATAAAAACAGATTTGATAGTATCAGGCACAAAATCCAGAGTGGTTAATACAGAAAATTATAAAGACCGGCTGCTATATTGTTATGAAACACCCTCTCCTATGTTTGGTGATATAGGAGAGGGAACCATAGATGAAACCGGTAAATGCTATGTTTATATCGACGATGTATTTGCAGAAACAATAGATACAGAAGTTCAGTATCAGGTGTTTTTGCAGAAATACGGTGATGGAAGTATTTATGTAAGTGAAAGAACACCGTCATATTTTGTTGTAAGTGGAACTCCAAATATGAAGTTTGGATGGGAATTAAAGGCTATTCAAAGGGAGTATGACACTATGCGTTTAGAAGAGTCCTCGGTATTGCCTGATGATGCAGATAACGAGGATAGTGCAGCAGAAACCTATAATTATTTAACATCATTGTTATATGATGTGGAAAGCGAGGAAGTATCATGAAAAATATTAAAGGATTTGCAGTAGCATCGGATGGGAACATGAAAAGAATTGCCATTACATTTGATGAAATCAGTGATACCGGCAAGGTAATTAATTCCAATGTTAAAATGAATCGAATTATCACAGATGAAAACGTGCTTGCTGCAGTTTCAACACTTGAGCAGTATGGTCAGATTGTTATTGATGAATAGAGGTGATTCAATATGGCAATTCAGATGCGAAAAGGGTTAAAGGCAGATTTCGACCCGACAAAGATGTTGCCGGGAGAATGGGCGGTATCTATCGACAGTGATACAAGTAATCAGATTGTATGGATGTGCTTTGCAGCCGGTGTCGTAAAACGTATGGGGACATATGAAGATTTTAAAGCACAGATCAGAGATGCTACTAAGGATATTCGAGATGAATATGTAACTGAATTCAATTCAATTCTTGAACGGATAGATAAATTAGCTGACACAACACAGAAGAATACAGATACCGTAGTTAAGATACATGATGATATAGTAAATACCTATTTGCCACAGATTATCGAGAATGCCAATCTTGCCAGTTCTTCCGCAACAATAGCAGTAAATAATGCTGCATTATCTAAAAGCTATGCAGTCGGTGGGACTGGTACACGAACCGGTGAAGATACTGATAACAGTAAATATTATAGCGAGCAGTCACAGGCAAGTAGCCAGACAGCACAATCTTATGCAGAGCAGGCAGAAGCAGCAGGGGATGAAGCTATAAACAGGATAAATGAAGCCTTATCACAGAATGTTCCACAATTTACGATTGATTTTACAACCGGGCACCTCAAATATGAGGGTGGTCGGTTCAATTTTGCAGTACAGAACACAACAGGACACTTATTATGGGAGGTGGCAGTCTAAATGAATGATGCGGGAAAGATAGCGTTTACTCCAAAAGGGGATTACAGCAGTGCGGTTACATATGAATATCTCGATACTGTTGTATATAACGGAAACGCCTATGCTGCGCTTAAGACAACAACCGGTAATGCACCGGAAGAAGGCAGTGAGTATTGGATATTGCTTGCAAGAGGTGGCACATCTGTTCCAGTAGCGACAGAAGGCACCGAAGGAGTAGTAAAAGCCAGTGACGATATTGGGGTAGATTCAGATGCTAAAATGATTCTTAGAACAGATTTTACACCACAGGAGAATCTAACGGAACTTGAAAGTGGAGAATCCAGAAATACATTCTTTGGAAAAATTGCAAAGGCTGTGAGTGAATTAATAAGCCACATTAGTGTAAAAGCATCAACAAGTGCAACAGGTCATGTTAAATTAAGTGATTCATCCGCAGTCACAGACAGTACCGGATTGGCATTGCCGGCAACGGAGAAAAATGCTTCCATATCTGGCACAATGGCTAATCAGATTAGTGAATTAAACACAAATTTGAAAATTATACACGCATATTCGTGGACGCAAGTCGTTGAAGCACGAACAGGAACAAGCATTACTTTAAATAAATCCGATATTGGTGTAGGAAATAAAATAATCATTCCACTTGGATTAGAAGCAGGAACTAGGTTTGTGCAAATAACTCCAACTGGTCAGAGCAGTAAAACAATTGGTCTGTTAGCACATAACGTAAGTGAAAAGGTAACTATCAAACCGATACTGTATTATCTTTCCGTTTGATAAATATATCTCAGGGTCAATCAAAACAACGCAGATATATTGTTATATCGATAAAAAGAATGGAGAAAATGCATATAGAAAATATGCGAATTGATTAAAGAAGGGAGCGATATATATGAAAGAGTATATCACTGTATCTGGCAAGGAATATCCTTGCCTTGATGTAATTACTACGACAGATAGCATTTCTGCTTTGATGGAAAATCAGAAGATTGAGGATGTTATTAAGACGTTCAAACCGGCTACTTCACTAACGGTAGCAGGAGAAAGCAAAGAGATTTATGGAGTCTACGAAGATTTATCTTTTAAATCAGCTACTGTAAACGAGGATGGAACCATTTTAGTTACAATGGCAATTGCTTCTGATACCGATAAACGGCTTGCAGAATTGGAAAAGACACAGATTGAACAGGATGAAGCAATCGCAGAAATAATCGGGGGTGATTTAGATGCTGAGTAGACCAGTAAAGAGCATTATGGTTCGTGTGATTAAAAGAAGAATTGCAGAGGGAGAAAATTTGGATAGCATTCTTGAAAGCTACCCGAAATTATCAGAGGAAGATAAAGAGGAATTGCGTAAAGAATTCAATTAATGGGGGAATGTGAGATATGGATATGGATGCAATCGGAATTGAACACAGAATTACAGAAGTTGAACAGCGGGCAAAGTCAAATACGCATCGTATAGACAAACTGGAACCTATTGTTGAAGAAATACATACAATGTCAAAGACAATGGTGCAGCTCGTGGAAGAAGTAAAACATACGAATGAAAATGTGTGTGCCTTGGATGAAAAGGTGGACCGTATAGATAGCCGGGTGGATGAAATGGAGCGTGCACCTACAGAGGATATAAAGAAATATAAGAACACAGCAGTAACAGCAATAATCAGCACAGTTGCCGGAGCTTTGGCGTCTGGGTTGATTTTTTTAATTGCACAAAATTTATGATTTGGAGGATTTAAATATGACAGATTTAGGATTTTTAACAGAATTTATGGTGCCTGTGATTGTAGGAATTTGCTTGTGTGTAGGATATATCGTAAAGAAGTGGATTAATGATGTAGATAATAAATATATCCCTACCATTTGCGCTGCTATTGGTGTTATTCTGGCAATCTGGCTTAACGGATGGATAGTTACAGCATCGATATTGTTAAGTGGCTTATTTAGTGGATTGGCAAGCACAGGACTGCATCAGTTATTTAAGCAGTTGTTAGAGAAAGGCGGTAATAAAGATGGCAAATAGAAAAATTGGACAGGCGGGATTGAATCTGATTAAGCAGTTTGAGGGATGTCGGCTTACTGCCTATCAGTGTGCTGCCGGAGTATGGACGATTGGCTATGGTCATACTTCCGGAGTAAAAAAAGGTATGACAATCACACAGGCACAGGCAGACGCATACTTAAAACAGGACTGTGAAAAGTTTGAAAAATATGTTAATAGTGCAGCGTATGTTCCTATTACAGAAAGCCTTAATCAGAATCAGTTTGATGCACTGGTTAGCTTTGCTTTTAATCTTGGACAGGGCAATCTTAAGAAATTGTGCGCTGGACGAACTGCATCCCAGATTGCTACATCCATGCTGCAGTACTGCAAGGCAAATGGAAAAGTTCTGGCAGGTCTTAGAAGACGTAGAGTAGCAGAGCAGGCACTGTTTAATAAAACAGTTGCAATGGCACCGGCAACAAGTACATCAAAAGCGGAAAGTGAGGATTACAATATGAAAGTAATTAAAAAAGGCAGTAAAGGTAATGCAGTAAAGGTATGGCAGATTATTGTTGGAGCAAATCCAGACGGAAGATTTGGCAGTGGAACAGAAGGTAAGACAATTGCTTGGCAGAAGAATCATGGACTGACCCCGGATGGCATTGTAGGAAAGAATTCTTGGAAAGCAGGATTGGAATCATTATAGAAATATGATAGAGCCGGTAGAGAGTGTTATTATATGATGCTCTTTGCCGGCTTTTTTTAGTAGAAATTTACTATTTACAAAACAAATGTTCGAATATATAATAAAGACACCAAAGAAAAAAGGAGCAAAACACATTGAATAGTATTCTAAGAACCAGCATCCCGGTTCAGATGATTTCGTGCACTGATACGGATGGAAAGATAACACCAATGCGGTTCCGGTTTAAGGACATAGATGGCAGTATAGTATCCGTCACAATAGATAAAATTTTAAAAAGAGAAGATTTGACAAGGCTTATTGGAATTAAGTACCAATGTACAGCCATTATATATGGCATGGAGAAAGCCTTTACGCTTCAATACAATTATTCCATGCATGAATGGAAAATGATTGAAATAAGCCAGCAGGAAGTTTAATATTATTTTTTTAAAATTCATACATACTACTTACATATACACAAATGGTGGAGGTAGTAGTATGGCAAAAATGAAATTGTGGAATATTCGAAGTGAACGAAATATTACCACTAGAGAACTGGCAAATTTATCTGGAATTAGTAAATCTGAAATCAACAATATTGAAAATGAAAGATATTCACCAAGACTTTCTCAGCTTGAAAAACTTGCTGCAGCATTGGACATGGGAATCGTGGATTTATTCGATTCGGAGTATAAATATGCGCCTAAATAAAGAGTCTTGTCCACAACCGTGGACAAATTCACAAAAGTAAAGACAAATAATGGAAAATATAATATAATGCTCATATGTAGTAACAGGGGAGAAAACGGAAAAATTATTTAGCTTAATAGCTTTTCTTTAAAAAAAATAAAAAATTGGTCGAAATAGGGGAGAAAAATTTTTCTTTATTTTATACAATTATGATGAAACCAAGAAAAATGCATATATAGAAAGAGGGAGTTTTAACATGAATATTAATGGGAAAAGCACAAATGAGAAAAAAGTTCATATGACGAACGGAGAATATCAGGAAGAATTATCAAAGATATTTTGTAATATTGATGATAATAAAATATTAAAATATTAAAATATTTCTATATCTTTGTTTTAGAAAAATTGAAAAGGGTGCAGTAAGTGCACCCCAATGTTAGATTATTCGATATATACAACTAAGAAATCAAAATTATTATGGTAGCCATTATTTATTTTATAATTTAAAATCATTCCATAAACAGTTAATTCTTGATTTTCTTTTAAAGACTCAAGATCATAGTCGTTATCATCTACGAAATATAGCCAAATAAAGTTTCCGATATACTCTTCGGTTCGTTCGTAAAATAATTTGCCGTACCATACATTATCGTTTATTTTATATTTATCAACTAAATCCCCAAGGCAGTTCCGTTTACCACTTTCTGTAGTAAATATTTTATGATCAGTAAGTTTTATGTGTATTTTTACATATCTTCCAGATAAATCTTCTGTTGAATCAACTATATTTTTGAAATTCATTGAATCGCATTTTTCTTTGAATTCATTTTCACTTAATAATTCCATATCTGCAATGTTCTTAGTTTGTCCGGTATAATCTGAATTTAAGGAATTGAAATATTCGTTTTCAACAGCAATTCTTTCTTTTTCGGCAATTCTTTCTTGAATTAAATCATCAACAGATTTTGAATCATTTGATGATTTTCCCCATTCTCTAATATAATCGGCATAGTACATATTAATAACAGGATAATATAGACCATTTGCATGATTCATTTTTATATCAGTTATAACACCGTATATTTTAATGACATCATATGAATAAATTGGAAGAGTTTTATCAAATCTGCAATCAAAAATATCATATATTGCATAGGTTTTTTGATAATCTGAGTAATCCTCAATGTAGCTTTCGGTAGAAGCGCATTTGTATTCGTTTTGCTCTGATGAAGTAAATAAAATCTCTTTTGTTACATATTTACCAATCCATTCAGTGTTTAAATCATTATATGTTACTTCTATACACATATTTTTAAATTCTTCTTCCGGCAAAGAATAAACATCAGTAATATTGTCGTTTGTATTTTCGCTTACAGACATTTCGGAATCTATTTCTGATGAAAATGTTTCATAAGAATTATTTTGTTCATATGATGAAATGTTTTGGGAGTTTTCACATTTTCCCATAAAAAGAGCTGCCAATAGAATCAGTAGGAATAATATAAATTTGTTTTTCATGTTAGTTATTCCTCATAAAACAAATTTATCAATTCAATAATATGTTTTTTCTTTTTTTTATCAAGAGTGTAGTATTTCTTAATGGCTTCTTTTAATTCCCAATCTTCTGAAATGCGAACATCCAGTAGAGCATCTTCGGTGGAATATTTTTTATCTGAACCAGTCATAAGATAATCAAGGCTCACTCCGAAGTAATCAGCAATTTTCTGTAATTTTTCTTGTTTCGGGACGCTTCTTCCAGTTTTCCAATCGGTAAAAGTAGAACTAGCTATGCCAGTCTCTTTTCCGACTTTATATGCTGTGACTCCTTTTTCACTAAGTAATTTCAAGAAAATCTCGTACATAATATCTCCTTAAAAAATACTTATGAAATCATAAATAAAAATGCTTGACAAATAAACTATGGTATAGTATTGTATAAACATAGTTATGAAATCATAAATACTTTTCTTTTGATTTTATGGATTCATAACTAAAAAGGAATCCATAAGTAATATAATTCTGAACAAGCTATATTATAACGGATTTCCTAACTAAATTCAATATAAAGTTAGGATATTTTGTAAAAAGAAAAGACCTTGCGAGGTTACTTTACCCGGTTGAACAGGTACTCACAAAGCCTTTCTCCAAAATTTGTTTACCTACACGCGTTGCAATACGTCACAACCCAAGGTCGCGTTTGGTACGCACTTCCCTGTGCAAGACGCTTGTTTCTGACGGCGAATTGTTGTGTGCTTCTCTGCACTTCGAACAGAGATTGTGAAGCATACCAAGAAGTAACACACGGCTTCTATGGCGCGCAACTCACTTTAGCGGTTTTTGTTCCGCTCAGAGATCAGCCTTACGCATCGTAATTATGTAGGAACAGGGCAGTTTCAATATTGCTTTCAGGCGGCAACACCTACTTTCTACCTTTAATAAGGCTAAGATAATTATACAGAATATCCTAACTGATTTCAAGGAAAGGAGAGATTGAATGTATCAGAAATTTGAGCAACTCGTGAAAGCAAGAGGAATTACTACATATAGGGTTGCGAAAGACATCGGGCTTGCCCCAACAGTGTTTTCTGATTGGAAGTCTGGTAAGAGCAAACCCAAAGCAGACAAGCTGAAAAAAATCGCAGATTACTTTGGAGTTACTATTGAGTACTTCTTGGAGTAAGAAATGGAATTTTTAATCTATGACAAAATCAAAGAAATTTGCAAAGAAAAAGGTATAAGCGTTACTTCTGTAGAAAGAAAAGCAAAGTTGGCAAATGGAGCTATTTCGAAATGGAATAATTCAATGCCAAGAGTTGATAAGCTTGTAGCTGCTGCAGATGTTCTAGGAGTGACGATTGACGAAATTTTAAGAAAGGAGATTCATGAACGGAATACAGATTTTTAACAATGAAGAGTTCGGAGAAATTCGAACAGCGGTGGTAAATGATGAACCAATGTTTTGTCTGTCAGACATTTGTAAGGCATTGGAAATGAGTAATCCGACAATGGTTGCGCAGAGATTAGATGAGGATGAACGCACTAAGTTAGACTTAGGGCGTGCGGGAGAAACAAATTTCGTTACCGAGAGCGGCTTATATGCAGTTATTCTTCGGAGCGACAAGCCGAATGCAAAGAAGTTTCGAAAATGGATTACGTCAGAAGTGCTTCCATCAATTCGTAAGACCGGAAGTTACACCAAGCCTATGACCACAGCAGAAAAGATTCAGTTGCTTGCGCAGGGAAACGAGGAATTAAGTGGTCGCGTTGAAAAAGTTGAGGACAAGGTTGATCGGCTTGAAAATGACGCACCATTGTATGGGTGTGAGATTGATGAAATTCAGAAACATGTTAGGCGAAAGGGCGTTGACATTCTTGGCGGTAAGCAGAGCGAAGCATATAGAGATAGAAGCATTAGAAGTTCGGTGTATTCAGATATTTATGGTCAACTCAAACGCGAATATGGTTGCGTGGCATCATACAAGAGTATCAAGCGTAAGTACATAGCTGATGCACATGAGTTTATTGATTGCTACAGCGCGCCGGTATTCCTGCAGGAACAGATTTCATGTGCGAATGTGCACATAGGTTTTTAGGAGGCGAAAGCAAATGAAAATCAAGAGAATTACTTATGTAATCGAATCAGTAGGAATGGCAATTCTTTTCACAAGCATGAGTTGTGATATTACCGAAAATCCGATAGTAGCCATTCCATTTATTTTTGGATTAGTAGTTTTAGCATTGGGGGCAATGCTGGAAAGGAGCTTTAAGGATGCAGAGAAAATCATTGAGAAAGATAGTCGCACTTATCGTTGCAGTAGTGACAATGACATTGTCTGGCTCGATTTTGAAGATAGAAGCGGAACCGGCAGACACATGGATATGTGATGAGTTTCTTCCTTATATTAATGTAATTTCAAATCAGTATCATCTTTGCCCGGAAATGGTAATGGCAATCATTGAACACGAAAGTAGTGGACAGGCTAATGCATCAAACGGTAATTGCAAAGGTTTGATGCAGATTTATGAGAAGTACCACATGGACCGTATGAAGAAACTTGGCGTAACAGATTTATATGATCCATACAGCAATATACTTGTGGGGTGTGATTATCTGGCAGAGCTATTTAGTGAATATGAGGACATGGGAACGGTTCTTATGGTATACAATGGCACCAAAAATGCGGTAAGCCGTGGAGATGCTGCAGATTATACAACATATGCAATGGGGATAATGGAAAGGACGTATGAACTTGAAGAAATACATGGGAAACACCAAATCAGTCAAACGTCAGTTGGCTAATGAATATATCAAAGAAATATACAAAAAGAGAAAAGGAATCCCACAACCGACCAAAGCAGAGGATTCCCAATCAAAGCAATAGCATAAGCTATTTGCGCCTATTTTAACATACTTAAAGGAGAATTTCAAACATGGACAAACTTTTAGAGAATAATAATGTAGAACTTGTAGGCGAAATTGTGTCTGATTTCAGATTTAGCCATGAGGTATACGGTGAAAGATTTTACCTTGTGGATGTAGCTGTAAAACGGACGAGCGAAACAATTGATTACTTACCACTTTTGATTTCGGAATATTTGATTGATGTAAATACAAATCATATTGGTGAAATCATTCATGTGACCGGACAGTTCCGTTCCTATAACAGACATGAGGAACTTAAGAATCGGCTGGTTCTCTCCGTATTCGTCCGGGAGATTGAGTTTATTGAAGAAGAGAAAGAGGAGATGAAGAGCAATCAGATTATTCTGGATGGCTATATTTGTAAGGACCCGATTTATCGTAAGACTCCACTTGGAAGAGAAATTACAGACTTGTTGGTGGCAGTAAACCGTTCCTATAGCAAATCTGATTACATTCCTTGCATCTGCTGGAGTAGAAATGCACGTCATGCATCTGGACTTCCGCTTGGAACACATTTAAAAATTACTGGACGCATCCAGAGTCGGGATTATATCAAGCATCATTCGAATGGTGAGGAAGAAGAAAGAAGAGCATATGAGATTTCAGCATCAAGAATTGAGGTGATTTCTGATGAGAAATAGAGCAATTAATGCATTGATTGAGATGGGAATGTCGGCTAGCTTGAAAGGATTTTATTATATTGCAGACATCATGGAATTATATCATGAAAGAAAAAACGATTATATGAATATGACCGCAACATACAATCAGATAGCCGAAAAATATGGCATTACATGGCATTGTGTTGAAAAGTCAATTCGCAATGCTTTTAACACATTAATGAAAAAAGGGAATAGAACGGCAATAGAAAAGTATTTATCATATGACAACACCACAAACAAAAATTTATTACGCTTATTTCATTTAAGACTGGAACAGGAAGTGGAGGAATAAAATTATGCGAATCATTTTAAAATCATTACACATTGCGAATTTTAAAGGAATTAAAAGCCTTGATGTGAATTTCTCAAATAAAACAAGTATTAAGGGGCAGAATGCAGCCGGAAAGACCACAATCTTCGATGCATTCACATGGCTTCTGTTTAATAAGAACAGTGCCGGAGAGGAAAAGTTCAATATTCGACCGCTGGATAAAGACGGAAATCGCATTGATAACGTAGAAATCAAAGTTGTAGGTGTATTGGACGTGGAAGGCAAGGAAGTAATGCTTTCTAAGGTGCAGAAGCAGAACTGGGTTAAGAAGCGTGGAACCGACACCGTGACTTTGCAGGGAAACCCAAATTCATATGAGATTGATGGTTATCCGAAAAGTGAAGCTGATTTCAAGGCATATGTTTCCGAGCTGTCGCAGAGTGAAGATATGTTCAAGTTACTGACCAATCCACGGTATTTTTCTTCACTGAAATGGAAAGACCAAAGAGATATTCTGATGAAACTTGTTTCAGAAACATCAGATGTGGAATTGGCAAAGACGGATGGCAAGTATGCACCACTGATTAATGAATTGGAGAAAGCACCATCCACAGACGATATTCGTGCTAAGTTTTCCAAAGCACTTACAGAATGGAAGAAAAATCAGGCTGAAATTCCAGTTCGTATTGATGAAGCCGAAAAATCCAAGGTTGATGTGGATGTTGCAGAGCAGGAGTTATTAAAGACTGATTTAGAACGGCAGATTAAAGAAATCGAGTTACAGATGAAATCTTCATCCAAGGTGATTGATGATTTAGAGCAGCAGAAATTCGAATTGCAATTTGAAGTTAACGATTGCAAACGAAAGGCAAATGAATCACTTATCAAAGAGCGGCGGTCGTTGGACGACAGAAAGGATGAAGCAACAATAAAATTCAATGATTTACATAAACAGATTACAAAACTGGAAAGTGAAATTGTTGAAAAGAAAAAGAGAATTCCTACATTAGAAAGCGAAAAAGCTGAACTTGGAAAGCAGTATATGAGTGAAAAGGAAAAGACTTTTGATGAAACACCGTACCTGTTTGATGAATCCAAGTGGAAATTCGATGAATCAACTACAGTCTGCTCATTATGTGGTCAGAGATTGCCAGAAGATAAAATTGAGCAGTTAAAGACTGATTTTGAAGAGAAAAAAGCAAAAGCAAAAGAAGATGCTGCAGAACGCTTAAAAACAATAAGAGAATCATTTAACAATCACAAAGTCGCAGAATTGAACCGGATTGATTCTCTTGGTACTGATAAAAAATCAGAAATTGAAACTATGAAATCTGATATTGAAGATGCAGAAAAGAAACTTCCAGAACTTCGTGAGCAGGAAACAGAACAGATGAAAATTAAAAATGAATGTATAAAAAAACTATCAGAGTTGCCGGAAGAAGCTGATTTGAGCACCAATGAGGACTACAAAGCATTGATGAAGAAAGATACTGATTTGCAGTCACAGATTGATTCTGCGAGAGCAAACAGCATTGATACATCGGAATTAGAATCGAAAAAATTAGAATTGGAAGCTGCATTAGAAGATGCAAAAACAATCATTGCACAGGCTGCTAAGAATGTAGAAATTGATGAGCGCATTGCGGAACTGCAGACAGAACAGAAAGAAATCGGACAGAAAGTTGCAGACCAGGAACAGATGCTTTACCTCTTGGAAGAGTTCATTCGCTTCAAGCTGAATAAGGTTTCTGAATCCATCAATAGCCATTTCAAGACAGTTAATTTCAAACTCTTTGAAATGCAGTTAAATGGCGGCATGAAAGATTGCTGTGAGTGTACTGTAAATGGCGTTCCGTATTCGACTTTGAACAGTGGTCACAGAATTGTAGCCGGACTTGATATTATCCGCTCGTTAAGCGAATTGTACGGTGTGAGCGTGCCGATTTTCGTAGATAACGCCGAATCGCTGAATGAGTTCAATGTGCCGGATATGGACGCGCAGTTAATTCTTTTGAGCGTTTCAGAGGACAAGCAGTTGAAAGTGGATGCTATGTGATATGGACTATCCAATAAATGCAAAAGCAATCGAAATCATTGACAAATACATGAAAGCAGGAGAGCCGCTTGACCTTGGTACTGAAAGATTTTGTATTGATACATTCAAAGATATGTGTGAAGAAGTGTTTCGTAAGAAATGTGTTATACGCTTGGTACATAGAAAGGGCGAAGAACCTATGTTCACCGAGTGGGATGTGAAATACGATACATATTTTCAAGGCAACACGTTTTATTCGTTTTCTTTTCTTGGTGGCAGATTCGGTTCCGGGTATCGGTACTTTCTGAAAGGCAAGTGCGAATTATATTTTGAAAAGCACGCAAGACAGATAATAAGCCTGTTTCTTTCGGAAAGATGCATCAGTATCGAAGATGCAATACTTAAAACGGACTGTTTCTTAGAACTGTGGAATGTATTTGAAAAATGGTTCGATGATAGGAGAAATAAATTCATGGAAAATATGAAAGCAGATATTCAAGAAATTCGGAGCATGTCAACAAGGAAAACACCGCAATCGCATGGCGGTGTGGCTAACCTGCTGAAAGTTCTGACAAAGACAATGGAAAAGCAAGGTTCTGATATTGCGAGTATTGCAAAGGTGCAGTATGCGATATGCGTACAGGCAGGAATCTATATTCCGGACGAGTTTATCAGAGATGTTGCGGTCACATTGGATATGCCAATTAACGATGCAGAAAGAGATGGTGTGTAAATGAAAGAAGAATTATTGAAAATAGCATCGGAAAGTTTATCTTCGGATGAAGTAAGTGAAATTGTCAAAGAAAAATTTATGAATGCATTGGGAGGAGCAATCGAAGATGCTTTTCGTTGGGGAGATGCAAAGAATGCCATTGAGGAAAAGGTAAAAGAGGTCATGGTTCCATACATTGAGAGTTATGATTTTTCAGAGTACCTTCCTAAACTTGATTCTGTTTTAACAGAGATTGTTAATTCGGATTTCTGTATTGGAAATAAAAAGATTTTGGAGAATTTTAAAGACCTTATGATGGAGCCGGAGCAGAAAGAAATCAAACTTACGGATTTGTTCAAGGCATGGATTAAACAATGTGAAAGGGATATTGACACAGAAGATTTAGACATTGATTACGATGATGGCGTTTCTTATCAATCCGTGGAATGTGAAATGCGGTTTGAGCTGGAAGATAAGCCATCATGGAGCAGTGTGCAAAGAGCAGTTATCACATTTGAAAATGAGCATGATGAAAAACTGAATGTTGAAATTCCCGTGTCAAAGTGGATATGGAATAACGGAAAAGAAGAACCATATACGCTTTCTGCCTATAAGGATTTGACGATTTCGTCACTTAGAAACTTGAGTGAATTTGAGGTGCTACTCTTGAGATTATCCAGAGCCGGAACGGCTATCGTTATTGATAAGGAATATGATGACAGTTATATTCGACCGGAAAAAGAACCGGAAGCGGATTTTCACTAAGAAAGCGAGGATGTCGAATGTCAAGAGTTGGAATAAGCAACAACATCACACAACCGGATGCAAGGTGTATGTCATGCAAGCGTTGGAAGAGTGCAAGTAAGAGAGGATTCTTTGATTTTGCGGAATCCGGACATTGTTCTCTTCCGTATTGCGAAAAAGACGCGAGGAATAAAGGAAAGAGAGGTTACAGATAAATGGCTAATATGATGAGTTTGAACGTTAGCGATGAAGTTATTAAAGCGGCAGTTAGAGAAGAAGTAAATGCGGGAATTGTAAAGGCGTTGGGAAATCCGGAAGTTGTAGTTCGTGATGCTATTCATGAAATGACAAACAAGTATGTGGACAGCAAGGGCGAATTCGTGAAAAAGGATATTTGGCGTGCGGTTCCATACTTTGATTGGCTCGCGAAAAACACTATTGAGAAAACAGTAAAAGAAGAAATTGAAAAGTATATCAATGAAAACAGGGAAGAATTTGCAAAAGAAATCAGAAAACAGTTACAGAGTACAAATTTTAAAGAAAATATTGCGGCATCATTTTTGAAAACACTTTCTGGCATTGCAGAACCATCTTGGAAGATGCCAATACGTGTTTCCTTTGAGAAGCCAGAAGACTAATTTGTGGAGGAATCAGAATGAATTATATCAAAGCAAAATTTCCAAACAGCACCAGAAGTTATACATACCGCACCGAGGATAATGTAAAAGCCGGTGACACGGTTGTAAATGACAAGGGTGCAAAGCTGACGGTCACGGATGAAACCGTGGATATGAAGTGGGTAGAAACCTACGGTGCTGATAAGATAGCGGTTGTGAAGAAGTATGAGGAACCGGTAGCTGCCGGAGAAAGCGAGGAATAAATAATTATGGCAGAAACAAAGAAACAGGAAGTTGCAGTTAAGCAGGAAATGAATACAAGACTTTCATTTTATGCAAATCAGTATACCGGACTTATGGAGCGTGATTTCGCAGAACATGGTCTTGCCTTTGATGATTATTCCAAACAGTGCGTTATGGCATCTATGAGTGCCATTTACAACCTTGTTACATCGAATAAGGCGGCTATGGAAAATCTGAATGGTTCTAATTTGAGACAGGTTATCGGGCAGGTTTCCAGCCTTAAACTTAATGCAAATGCCGTGCCAAGAGAGTGTTATTTCCAGTTGAGAAATAAGCAGGATGCCAATGGAAATTGGTATAAAGAGGTTGAAATGGGTATTGAGGGAGACGGAAACGATGCACTTCTCCGTAATTTCGGTGTTGGTGTTAAAAAGGTCTATCCGGTATGGCTTGTGAAAGAAGGGGATGAATTTACATATCCGAAGCACAGAGGTGTTGAAGTTACGCCGCCGGAGTGGGAAGAAAAAGGATTGTCGCAGAAAGTAATCCGTGTAGTTTATCCAGTCGAGATGGACGGTGGAAAGATTGAATACATGATTGCGGAACGTGAAGGCGTGAAAGGAAACCTTTTGGCTCATGTGCGCAACAATCTTTTGAATGAAACGTTTGGAATTTGCGAGAATAAGCGCAAGGCAACCGACAAGCAAAAGGCTGAAATTAAGGCTAAAAAGGACGAGATTATCAGTGCACTTCTCGGATGCAAGACATTGGAAGAAATGCTTGCTTGTGAAGTGGCAAGACCTTATATGAGCGCGGCGTGGAGAGAAACTTCCGAAGCTATGATTATTCGCAAGATGCGTAATAATGCAATCAAGAAGCATCCGAAAGACCTTAACGCTATGGCTACACAGTCACTTATGCAGATGGATGAAACTTATCAGCAGACGCAGGAAGAAATTGCCGAGAACGCCAATTCAGAGGATTTTGTTGTAGATGCGGAAGCAAAAGAAGTTGAAAGCGCAGCAGTCGAAGCGGAAGTTGTTGAATCGGCAGAGAATGACGAGAATTTGCCGGACTTTATGAAAGATTAGGAGGCTGCCATGAGAGTTATATCACAGGACGGAACGCTTGATATGCCATACGAAGAGGTGATTATTCAGAGATTCAAGTCAAGGATTTATTTCCTGAACAAAAACTTAACAGGTGTTGAGTCGCTTAATGATGACATGCAAATTGCTGAATATTCCACCGAAGAAAAAGCAAAGAAAGCTATGGAAGAATTGAGATATGCCTATATGTGTCACAGCCTTGTAAAGATGGGAAAGTCACCGCTAGATGGAATTGACAAAAAAATCACTATGGGTTTGAGCGGAGTATTTCAGTTTCCTGCAGAGGAAGAATTGGAGTAGCCTATGAAATACTATTGGGTTCGCATCTATGATTACAAGGTAGACGATGAACTGAAAGAGTTTACAGATGATAACGTGTGGGATGCTCAAAAAGGCACTCTTCTTGATGAATATTATCTTTGCGGAGATGATATGTCTCGTAGTGAAGCAAAGGACGAAGTAAAGAAGAAAAGCAGTATTTCAAGGTTTGCAAAGCCAAGAAAAGGTAGCGGAATATATGCTCTGGTTATGGACAGCAACCAATTCTTCTATGAGCGATTCAATATTGAAGTTGATACAATCTGTTTTAACTGCCATAAGTCGATCAAAGGCAAGCAAAAGGACTTTCCATACATTACGACAGATGATGGAGAAAATTATTACTTTTGTTCTTATGATTGCCGAGCAAAAACCAGTAGCAAAATCAATCCCTACTACGAAGGAGAATTTCAAACCAGAGAGGGATATGAGAGTAACGGTGGCGTATATGGATATATCTATCATATTTACAACAGAAAGACCAATATGCACTACATAGGTCAAACGGTATACATGCCATTCTTCCGGTGGCAGGAACACGCAAAGAGCGGTTTGAAAGGTAATATTACAGACCTTGTATTTGAGACCATTACAGAGGTTCGTGTTAAGTCACAGGAGTATCTGAACAATATTGAAGCATGGTGGATTAGGAAATACATTGACGAATATGGAAGAAATCATGTTATGAACATTACAGTTCCAAAGATAACTCTTGAAGATTTAGCAGTGGAGTATTCAAAGATTGTTTTGGGGCAGCTAAGTCTTGAAAGAGAGGTGATACAGGAGTGAAACTTAAAGTTTTAGGTTCCGGCTCGTCCGGTAACTGCTACATTCTGGAGAATGACAACGAAGCATTGATAATCGAAGCAGGTGTGCCATTCATGGAGGTTAAGAAAGCCTTGAATTTCAATGTAATGAAGATTAAGGCGGTGCTTATCACGCATTTACATTCAGACCATCATTTTTACTGGTTTCAGTATGAGAGAGCTGGCATCCCAGTGTTTGAGCCATTTAAATTAGATGGGAAGAGCTCACGCCTTAATAATTCAAAATTCAAGGTTATGGCATTTGATAACAGAGACAAATCTGGCAGATGGTTACATAACAACAGTGACGGCTCAGAGTGCCCTTGTTTCGGATTCTATATCACGCATCCAGAGATTGGCAGCCTTGTGTATGTCACAGATACGGAATATGTCCGGTGGCGGTTCAATGGAGTGAATCATATCTTGTGTGAGGCCAACTATGATATGCAGTTTGTGGACAGGAATGATGCAAATTATGAACACCGCCTGAGAGGTCATATGAGCCTTGATACGGCACTTAAATTTATTTCTACTACCGATAACCCAACATTGAGAAATGTTGTCTTAATACACTTATCAGATAAAAGCGGAGACCCCGCATTATTCAAGCAAAGAACAGAAGAAACAATTAAATATGGAGCCAATGTTTATGTTGCGTGCAAAGGCTTGGAAGTTGATATGGACCTTTGCCCATTCTGAAAGGAAAAAGATGGAAAAATTTTATATTGTTTCAAACAAAAATTTCTTAGCTGCATGTAAATTCTATACAGAAAGTTGTAAGGCTAGAAGCGAATTTATCAAGGTATTTTTTGCCAAGTATGGGATATCTGGTAATTCATACATGATAACAGGTGATGGAGCTATAAACAAGCCATTTGAGGATTATGGTAAGAAAAATATAAATCTCTATATTGAGGAAAACAGTAACAATATAGAAAAATTTGGCAGTCAGTTGAAAAAGGCAGTTAAATCTGATAATGGAAAATATTTTTGCCCATTTCGAAAAAACCTCAACATTCTTAAGGAATTTCAGCAGGAGTGTATAGATAGGCATCTGGTTATAAATTTAGAGGATGTAAGAGAGTGGGATTATTTCAAGGAATTTCATTATGGAGGATGTCACATAAGCAGATTTGAATATAACGGAAAATGTTATTTGCAAATTAGTGGAAATACAGAGTCTATAACACCAGAATATGAAGGTTTTACAGAAATAAAGGGCAGTGAATTTTATATGGCACTAGAAGAATTTGAAAAGGGGGAAGAGTCAAATGAATAAAGTCATTCTAATGGGAAGATTAACCAGAGACCCAGAGGTGAGATATTCACAGGGAGAAAAAGCGTCTGCTATAGCGAGATTTTCCCTCGCAATCGACCGCAAATATAAGCAGGAAGGGCAGCCAAGCGCAGACTTCATAAGCTGCCTTGCGCTTGGAAAGAATGGAGAGTTTGCAGAAAAATATCTGCGTAAAGGCATTAAGATTGTAGTAATAGGAAGCTGGCAGACCGGAAGCTATACAAACAGAGATGGAAATAAGGTGTATACCAATGAATGTCTTGTTGAGAATTTTGAGTTTGCAGAGAGCAAGAGTTCAGCAGGATCTGATGGTGGTTCCGTCCCAGCAGGCCGTCCATCACCTAGTCAGGATAGTGACGGATTTATGAATATCCCTGGCGGAATTGAGGAGGAATTACCATTCAATTAAGTATGATTTGGCGGTTGCTGTGTGTGACCGCCTATCAATGAAAACTGTATGGTTGGTAAAAAGTATCAACCAAAACAATAAAAATCCTAATTTAGCCATTCTGTAATGTCAGAAGGGTATTTGAGAGGAAGTGAATGTAACGATGATGTTGATTGAGGACAAAGGACAGAAAGAGGGACAGCATATTCTTAAGAACCGCTACTTTGACTGCCACGACATAGAGGTTTTGCGCGCGCCGCTTCCGGTTGGTGATTATGTGATTGCCACGGATAAGGTGCTGGATGTTATTAAGCGTAAGACTGCAAGAAAGATGGAAGTTAAGAAAATGGATTTTCTTGGAAGTTATGATGTCTCTGTGGATACCAAAAAGGATATGCAGGAAATTATAGGCAACATTTGTGGCAAGGCGCATCCAAGATTTCGTGATGAGTGCATATTGGCGAAGAATAACGGAATTAAGCTATATGTGCTTGTGGAGAACACAGATGGCGTAAAAACTATTGATGATGTATTTAAGTGGCAGAATCCAAGATTACATAGATATAATCGCATTGCTTATATGCATAGAGAAGGTAAATGGCTTAATATTCCTTTACCAAAGGCAGAACCGACATCCGGCGATAAATTGGCAAAAGCCATGCTTACAATGCAGCTTAAGTATGGTGTTGAATTTGTATTTTGCCGACCAGAGAATGCCGGAGAAAAGGTTATTGAATTGCTCGGAGGTAGTGAGAATGGCTGAAAATAAGCGGTATTACTGGCTTAAGCTAATGGATGATTTCTTTGATAGTAAACGAATCAAGAAACTTCGGAAGATGGCTGGTGGTGATACTTACACGATTATTTACCTTAAGATGCAGCTATTGTCACTGAAAAAAGGCGGCTACTTAGAGTATTCCGGTTTGGAAGATGAATTTTACAAGGAGATTGCCCTTGATATTGATGAGGACGAAATCAACGTACAAGTAACGATTCAGTATCTTTTATCATGTGGGTTACTGGAAACATCTGATTCTATTGAGTACAAGTTGCCTTTTGTGCAGGATAACCTAGGAAGTGAGACTGCAAGCACTCGTAGAAGTCGGAAATCTAGGGAAAATGCACAAAAAATGTTGCAATGCAACAGTGTAGCAACGGAGTGCAACAAACTGCAACAAAATTGCAATGTAGAGATAGATATAGAGAAAGATATAGATACAGATATAGAGAAAGAAAATATAAAAGAAAGCACATTTTCTTTTGATGGCGAAAAGGCATGGAATGACACTTTTGATTTGTACCCCAAAAAAAGTTGTGCAGTGTTGGCCAGACAGTATTGGCTTAGAAAATTAAGCAACGTGCTTGAAGAAAATCAGAAAGAAGTAGCGGAACTGATATATAAAGCAACAAAATTATATCTGGAAGATTACACGGAGCGGAATCCGGAAGATACTCGATTCAGATTTCTTCCAAAGTATAATGATTGGTTGATAAATGAATGTGACTATTGGGTTTCTATAGTGGAGAAAAGGCAGCGAGGTGATGATAGTTGACCGAAGCAGAAATGGGTGTGATTGGAAGCATACTGATTGATAACGATTCACTTTCGCAGATTTATTCAAATTTAAGACCAGATATGTTTGGATCTGAATTTTGTCAGGATGCATATAGACAGATACTTGCACTTTATGACCGTGGTGAGGATATAAATCTTATGTCACTGTCACAGGCAATGGAGAATCACAAGTGGTCTTCGGAGCAGGTGTCAGCAGAATTAAAGGAATGTGTGTTATTAACACCAACATCAGTATCAATTAAAAGTTATGCGATAACCATTTCAAAGGATTATAAGACTAGAACGGCAAAAGAGTTGTTTCAGAGAGTGAGCCTTATGCCATGTGATATAGAAAATACAATTGCGGAAGTTTTAATAACACTTGAAAAGCTACAGGAGAATGAAACTCTGAAAGCTAAATCATTAAAGCAGATTGTCCAGGAATGCAAAGAGAATTATTTCAATGACCATGTAGGCGAGAAACTGCTAAAAACCGGATTTTATAAATTAGATGATTGCCTTGGTGGTCTTGAGGGTGGAGATGTAACGGTAATTGGTGCGAGACCTAGTGTTGGAAAATCTGCTTTTGTAACACAAGTGATTGGACAGATGGCAAAAAAAGGTTATAAAATTGGTTATTTCAACCTTGAAATGAATGAAAGCCAGGTATACGAGCGTTTTGTTTCAAGGCTGTCCGAAATAAGTTTGACGCGTGTTCGAAGGGCAAAATCCTTTCTTGGTGGTGAAAAGGAATCTTTTGATAAAGCCAATGAAGAAATGTCAAACTACAATGTTCTGATTTCAACCGGTTCTAAAACCGTGGGAGAACTTAAAGTAGAAAGCCGGCATCAGCAGTTTGATGTAATTATTATTGACTATTTACAGTTAATTAAAGCAGACAGGAAATTTGCTAATAGAGCATCAGAGGTTGGAGATATTTCTAAGGCAGTTAAAGCTTTGGCAATGGAATTGCATGTACCAATTATACTTCTATCACAGTTGAATCGAACATCTGAAATAAGAGATACGAAAGAACCTACCATGTCAGAACTTAGAGAATCCGGAGATATTGAGCAGGACGCATCGAATATTATTCTTTTGTGGAACGTATCAGAAGATAAGAAATATAAAGGCTTGAAAGTGGAGAAACAACGGCAAGGCGAAAACATGAAAGAGGGACTTAAATTCGATGGTGAGCATATGAGATTTGAAGAACGCATGGAAGATTTCGATAAATTTCTGCTACATGTAAAGAATTCTGAACGAAATAAGCAGGAATTCATGGACGCAGCGGATACTCCATTTGATAGTTGGGGCGGTTGATTATGGCAAGTAAAAAGTTTGAAAAAGGTTCTGAGGAATGGCAATTTTTTAATGACTATTATAAATTTCGACAGCAGTTTTATGAAGCTGATAACGAAGATGCTTTTTTTGAAGAACTGACAAAACAGGCAAATAAACTTTATGAGAAATACAAAAAGACTGAAATTGCAGAATATGCTAAAAGGCTGATAATGGCACATTTAGATGACGTAGACAGAAGATGCAGAAAGGGACGCTGATAGAATGGCAAAGTGTTATTATAACGTTTTCAAGAATGGCGAGCTGGTCATGGAGAAAGTCACCAGTCAGGAAATCTGTAATCAGCTTGGATTCAGAAAGCAAAATTTAACAGAATACATTCGCCGGCAACTGAAATATAAAGGCAGTTACACATTTCGGAGATATGTTGGAGAAGAATCTGAGAGCAGCTATTATGACAAGTCGTTATCAAGATTCACACCTCAGATGCTTCGGGAATGGCGGACAATGAATGCCCGGTATGGAAAGAAGGCTGGCAATGTGTAAATACGAGAAAGGCAAAAAATGTGATAGAGAATGCAGGTACTGGATGACCTGTGCCGGAAGGAGAGTGAAATATGTCTAAAGCAGTATTGGTTATGGATATGCCGGAACAGGTGTGCCAGAAATGTACATTGTGCTATGAGACGGAGGATGATGAATATATGTGCTGTGCGGCAGGAAAACTTTTACCAGACGGAGAAAAGCCGGATTGGTGTCCGCTCCAGGAACTGCCGGAGAAAGCAAATCATCCTGCTTATTGTGATAATGGAAGATTTGATAAAGGCTGGAATGCCTG